TAGCCCCGTTGGTTCCACCTACGATGAAACAGTTCGCGTAGGGTGTTCCTTGTTGGTAGAGCGTATAGTCAAAGAGGGTCGCGTAAATCGAGGTTGTGGACGTGCCGATTGCGGCCGCGTCCACGATGTAGATGTGACTTACGGTTAGCTGAGTAAACGTTGGGGATGATGCGACCGTGGTCGAAGTATTTGGCGATCCTCCCGTTCGGAAATCAGCGAAGGCGAATATCTTTAGCGTCGTCCCACTGCATTGAACTTGGTAGTGCTTGTTTCCCGTGGGGGACAACCGAAGCGAAATACCTGTTCCAATCGTGGTTTGGTTCGCGAGGAAAGCTATGCAGAACCTTTGGTTGGCCGTACATTTCGCGGCGGGTCGGTAATAGTTACCGAATGATCCCTGTGAGGCTCCGGACGGGATGTTTGACCCAGTGCCGAGAAAGACCGTGCCCACTCCACTCGTGGCGTTGAAATTTAAGAGGTCGAGGGTTGCAGTGAGAGTGCCGGTGCCGCCCGTCGCTGTGATCGCAGGCGCAACTAGGTAGTCTTTGCCTGTGACGTCAGCCGATCCAAAGCCATTGAAGACGAGTTGCGACCCGCTGAGGATGAAATCTGACGCGGAGAGTGTAGCGGTTTGTTTTTGGCCGGAACTACCAGTTGGGGCGGCGACCGTATAGCTGGTTGGGGCGACGGTGAAAGCATTCACGGTAGCGGTCATTGTTCCGGCTAGAGAAGCCCCGCCGATGTCTGTCCCCCACGTTCCGTCAGAACCGGTCCAAGCCTGGAACTCGGGGTTTCCCGCAGTTAGTGCCGACCCAGTACCCGAAGCTCCGTTAGTGTCCTGGAGAAACGTTACCGTTGGAAACGGTTGTGCCCCCGTCGTATACGGATGAACCCACCTCGTAAAGTTCCCGTCAGCCGCAAAAGCCGTCCTATGCTCCAAAGAGAACGTTTCACCTGCCGCCGCTAAAGTCGCTACATACCCAGGGTCAGGATAGTTCGAAAGGATCGTTGGAACTACTAAGGTTTTCTTGGATGCCGCATACCAAAGATTCCCGATGTTCCCAAACGAACAAGCAGAAAGCGCAACGAGAAGAAGGATGAATAGGCGTCTCATGTTGTAGCGTAGAACCCTCGGACCGTCCAATAAATCGAAGCGCCCGCCGTCAGAACTTTGATCGAAAGGCTTGTGTTTGTCGAACCGTAAAGAGCGACGGGAATTGCGTCAGATAACCCACCCCCAGAAGGAGCGCAGTACGTTTCAGAAATAATCGTTGACCCGTCGAGTATCTGAACGACCGTTCCGGTTGTCGAACTATTTGAAAATTGAATCCAAGCGTGGTGCTTGTTGCTTGCGACGGCGGCGAAGATTTGGACCGTAGTAGCCGTGGTGATCGGGGTTCCGTTTGAGTTGGCGTTCTCGTATGTGCTGCCCGCGGGGATTACGCCACCTCCTCCGCCACCTCCACCTGACCCTGATGTGATAAGCTGCCCACTTGCGTTTAACTGCAACGGGGCGGTCTGGCCGTTCACGAGGGTTACGCCGCCTGAGCTGTAAACGCCTTGGACTAAACCTCCCTGGTAAATGCCAAAGATTCCCCCAGCGCCAACGAGCGCAGTCAACGCAATCGGAATTAACTTCATTTCCATGTCACCGTAAAAGCAGGAGCTGTCGTGCCTGCGGACACTACATAAAGGCCATTCGTGAACGCATAATCCAGCAAAATCGGAGGGGATACACCGCTAATGACCGTCGTCCCGTCAACCATGAGCGTCCCACCTGTAGATGTCCCATCGTAAACTTGAAAACTCGAAAGCACTCCAGTTTTTGTAACGTTGATCGTGTGCAGAACGCCTGACCCACTTTTGAGCAACGTTCCCGCCGTAAAGGTGATTAACTTACCGCTGTACGATGGGGTGCTTGGGCTTGATACAGATGCGCTGATTGAATTGAGTGCGGCTATCTCGGTCGACTGATTTGCTGCCGTAGCCGCTCCGGCAGGCAACGGGGATGACGCCAAGGAAACAGGTTGCGTAACCGCCGATCCATCTACCTTTACCGCCGTAGAATTGCCGCCCTGAACGTTCGCGGTGACAGTTCCGCTTATGGGTTGGGTAGCTTGCCAAAATGTCCCGGTGACGGGATAGGTTGTCGGAAAATTATTGACCCCAACTGCGCCAGTTACGCCCACTGAGCCAGACACGACTTGAGAAGCAGGGAAATTACCAACCTGAAGGGGGCCTGAAAGCTCGGTGATAATTTGCGCTAGGCTCGCTTCGGCGGCTGAGTCTGAAACGGGGAGTGTGCCCGTGGGCCAGTTCGGCATCACTGCCGTGGTCTTCAGATTCCCGTTAATGTCAATCTGCAACGGGGTTGTTTGGCCGTTCGTAAGGGTTGGCTGAGGGTTTTGGTAGATGCCCTGAACGAGTCCTGCCTGCATGACTCCAAACCCCATAATGACGAAAGCCCCCGTAGCGACAGCGGGAGCAATCCAATACTTATAATTCACGACCTACGCCCCCATGAGAGAAACGGTGATATTCGGGGCCCCCGTTGAGGCGACGACCCAAAGTTTCGTAAATGGACCTCGTCCCATATGCTGGAGGTCTACAGGCAAAATCCCCTGCGGGGGTAAAGCGTAGAAGTAAGAAGTAGACGAAACCGTGTTTGAGAATCCTACAAAAATGGTTGCGGAAACGTCGTTGTTGGTGAGCCAAACCGAAGACAAAGACTGTTGTTGACCCGACGCGAGCCCCGTCCACCCAGCGTTCGCGGAGAGTTGAGAAGCAGACGTAGACGTCGCCGCCGTAAATGACACGAGCAAATTCGAAAGACGGTCTACCGAGTACCCCATAAGCCTGAGTATAGCATCATGATATCACTTCGTATCTCCAAAACTCGGTCGGCCCTTGCTCCCTTCGGGAAGGTCGATCACGGAGATCGACTTCGGTTAGGTTTCGGTGTAAGATGAAGATATGAGGCATTTACTTCGCCGCATCCTACGCCTTGCGCTCAAACCAACTCTCATAATCCATTATTATGCGAAGCAACACATCACATTTGCTTCGCATAATAAGTTCCTTATGAAGTTGGGACATCCTTCGCGGCCCCAAAACGTTTCCGAGGCAGGTCTACCGAAAATGGACGCCACGAGCGTGGTCGCGACGTCCATTTTCAAGGCTCGATGTCTTCCGGGGCGATTTTGGTGTTGGTGCCTAACCGAAGCTCATGCTGGAGTTACAGAGAAAATCTGGGACCATGTTTTCCCGGCAGTGGAGTTAATTTCTCCCGAAACCGGGCAACCCAGTCTGTATCGTCCGGGAGAAGGACCGCTTCGCTCTGCTCTGCAATAAGCTCCGCTCGCACTCGCATCATCATTTCGATGATCTCTTTAGCGCCCAGGAAATTTCGCCCCTCAAAAGTGCCAACCTGCTCATCAAGCCTAGTTATCGCGTTTCTGACGTACTGCAAGTAGAAGGATTTATCCATCGCCGCCCATCCTATCACCAACCGGGCAAGTCAATGGTTGGTCTGGCTGAAGGATGCGCGTAGCACCTCGCAAGGGTCCAGGGTCAATATCTCACACCATGCGATTAGGTCGGTCACACGCACGCTCTGCGTCCCGTTCTCAATAAAACAGACCGCCGTCTGGTTTGTCCCTAGCCGATGCGCCATGTCGCGCTGACTGATCCCAGCCTTTTCTCTTGCCGCCTTCAGTTCCAATGCTAGGCGGTCATGAACAGATGTTTTCCGCATAGCCTTACCGATGAAGGTTGCGGTTTTTGGTGATTGTGAATTACAATCGCGCCGTGGTCACACGAACGCGTGTCGTCTGGTGGATTGCTATTGCAATCGGAGCCCTAATGTTTGTCTTCCCGCCGATGGAGCACACGAACCCGTACGGTCATCGGTATTGGGCAGGATACACGTTCCTTTTCGGGCAAGAGGCAGAAGGACGCGTCACGGATTGGACACGACTGTTTGTTCAGTTCGCGGCAATCGGAGGTGGAGCATGGGCGTTGACGCGCGAGAAGAAATAGAAAGTTGGGAGCGCTGGTTCACGTTCAAGCAGAAGGCGCGCAATGTGGCAGGGAACGTCGCAGTGATCCTCATGGGGTCCATCATTCCCATTGGGTTCGCGACTCTCTATATTTACGGCAGGATTCATCCATACAAAGAGCCAACGTCAATCGAAAAATTCGCCGAGCGCATTCGCGGAAACACATGGGGCAATATGGTTCTCCCGGAGATCCTCACTCTTTCCGAAAAAGGAAACATATGCACGGTTACCAACTGTAAGACAAACGTTACCAGCGTCGGGAAATGGAGGACGGACGGCCACGACATCCATATCGAAGTAAACGGAAAGGCTGGGAAAGTGTGGGGAGATTTTCAGTTCGCGAAGATTGGCGCAAACAACACTCTGTGCCCCGTAGACGCATCAAAAGCCATGATGAGCGATTGCTGGCAGTTCGACGCCACGTCAGGCAACTGAGCGCCAAGCCCACGCCATGCGGCTTACAGGCCTAAGTTTCGCAAAGTCTCCTGCGTCTTTTTGTGAGCAGTTACCGCCGTCGAAAGCGCCTCAGATGCCTCAGTGATCTTCTCGGCGTTCGGCATCTTCTTCAATCGATCCGCAGTCGGTCGCTCACCAAGAATGGCCGCATTCAATTTGTCGCCGTCTGAAGATAACTCAAATTCAATTGCCTTGACTGCCTCCTTCAGCGCGACCTTGAACTCGCCAAGCTGAATTTTGCGGAATGCAATCTCTCGCTCAAGGCTTAGGTTCTCCTTGACAACCCTAACCAGGATCAAATCTTGTTCGTCGGTGCTCATTGCTTTCTCTATGATAGCACCTGAGCCCAAAACCAATCACGCCTCCGCATTGACCGTCCAGTTTCGACCGGAGCGCTATCGCGTACCGCCTCCTTGCGGCCAACTATCATAATAATCGTTATACAAAGCTGCACAAACATCACCTTCGCATAACGCTGGATTATGAAGTTGGTTGGTTCTGTTGCGGCTCCAATACGCGGCCCGTGCGATTCAATAGCTACCGCTTTGCGGTGATCTTCCACGCCTGCGCGCTGCTATCGTATAATCTTTTCATGTTCTATCCAGCGCCGCCCCTTTCGTATTGGATGGGAGGGGAGAACTATAACGATGCGATTTCCACGGTGACGGTGGTTTTTGGAGGCGGTGCGATTGACGATGGGAACTGGCCTGGGGATGTGATCGACCCCGAAGCATTGGACCCAGACACGGATTGGGATTCGATAGAAACAGTCCCACCGAGTCACATGACGATGGTTCAGAGAGATAAGCCTAACTCCATCACAGACTATCCGATTCGGATTTGCGCGGCAACCGGCCTATACGGCGCTCCGAGTGCTATGGTGAATATTGATGGGCGATGGTATTTGAGGGCCTACGCTCCCGATCCTCGTCGAAGCAAGAAGTATTGGCCGCGATTCGGTAACAAACCATGAGCACCGTTCAGCAAGTCCTCGATAAGTTCGCCATCAAATTCCCTGACGTGGACGCGGCAACGCAACTCAGTCTGTTTAACGATGCCCACAAGAAGCTACTGTCAAGGATTCAGCTTCGAAACGGAGTCGTCTACATCACCCTTGTTGCCCAGCAAAGGGAATATGCGCTTGACCCTTCGGTAACCAAGATCGAGTCTGCGTATTTCCAGCAAGACGCTAACACGCAAAACCCCCTCACTGAGAGTTCAACCGATTGGTTGGATGTATCTCAATGGGGATGGCGAAGCCCCACGTATCAGGGCCAGCCCACGGATTACTATGTCTCGGCTTCGGATGTTTTAGATTCAGGATCGTTGACAGTTGGGCTTGTGCCTATTCCTTCATTTTCAAGTGTTCAGACTTACCCTCGAATCGTCCTGTATTGCTCCAAGTGGGTGGCATTGGATGTTGGGGATAACGTCCCCGCCTCTCTATTGTCGGACAACTACTATCTGTACGAAATGTACGCCAAGTGGACGGCGGTAGATAACCCAGCCCAACAACCCTACTGGCAAATGATGTCAGACAGCGAATTACAGGCGAATCACGAGCATATCGTGTCTATGCAAACACAAGGGCAGTCCGGGTTCTTCCCTGCTTCTGCGTACTTCCCCACGAGAATTAGATAATGGCCGCCCCTAAGCCCCCTCAACCTCCGGCCCCCGATGCCCTTATTCCTCTTGTCGGAGGAAACACGCCGCAGGGAATCCCCATAAACTTCACGGGGCAGAATTCCGACGCGCCTTCGATGTCACTTCCCCCCGGAAAGGTTTCCTTAGCTCAAAATGTAAGGGGGCGATGGGGCCGTCCTGTTGTGCGGTTACCGTTGACGGTAATCGGAAACGTTCCGTCTATCGCGGGATGGTGTTATGGAACTTACGAATGCGAACAGGATGGAGTTCCCACTATTTTCACCGCCATCGGCTCTCAGCCCGGAGTTATAAACGTAACCGGGGTGAACGTGTGGAAGTCCACCGATTTCGGGGCGACGTGGACGCAAATCACTTCTGGATCTACGGGGCCTTACGGTGCCACGAACCTTCAGAACGCTTTACTTCCGTACAAAAGCTCCTTTCCTGCCTCGCGAGTTGAATTCCAAGTCATTCGAGATAGAACGTACAACGGAAACACCGAATACGACCTGGTTGTGATTCAGAACGGGGACAACAATCCCCTGATTTACGGAAAATCCAACGGGGCGACGTTCGGAGGCGGCTATGGCATCGCGATTGTCTACCAACCCCCTGTGCCAATTGCTAACGCTTCGCTATCATTTTCGACAGGCTTCAACAACCAATGGCCGCTTGCAGCGTCGGGATCTTGGACGTTCACGAATTCCGACGCCACTCAGATGCAGTTATTCAACGGCGCATTTGGAATGACGGGCGAGATCCTAAACGCCTATGTCTCGGCAACTTCCAAGGTCGCGTTTTCGACTCCGCTTGACCTAAGCAAATCCACGCAGTTCGTGATGATTGCGGACGCATGGTATTCGGTGAACATCTCGACCACCACCGGGGCCGGAGTTCTGATTCAGGTCACGACGTCAGGTAACCACTACTTAGCATCAGGGCAAACGGTTCTCATCCAAGGAGTCGCAGGTAACACCGCCGCGAATGGCGTTTGGGTTATCACGGTCACGAGCGCAACTCAGTTCACCCTCAATAATTCGGTGGGGTCAGGTGCTTACACTTCAGGTGGAACCGTCGAGACAGGAGTTAGCAATTTCTGGCAACAGATGCAACTCACTTTGGGGGATGGTTCGGGGCATTCGATGTCTCTCTATAACCCAACCACTGATTTTGGGACTCCGATCTTTTTGAGTAGGTCTGATATTCAACCGCAAGGTCGAGTTATCGGGGTCGAACAGATCGCCTACCCTATCCCCACTACAACTCCGTTCGACCTTACGAACGTGACGTCAATTACGATGCAGTGGCAAGGAAACGCCCCTCCAATTACGATTGAGTTCTTCCCCTTCTTGATGGCGGGATCAGGGCAGTTTCAAGGAACAACAACTTTCGCGGCGGCTTACATGGCGACCGACGCTAGGCAGATCGGTCCGTCTACTCAATACCCAACGGTAATCCAGGGCAAGACCCCTGCTGCTTCTGTTCCTATTGCAGACGACGCGAGGTTCTTCTATGACTACGTGGTCACGATTCCCAACCCGCTACAGGCCGATCTAAACAACGGGATAGACCGAGGGCTCTTGTATGCGCAGGAACCCGGCGAATCCCAACCGTTCCTTGTTGCGGACATTATTCTAGGAACTTGGTCGGGTTCTGCGTGGAACTACACGGGCGGAATCGCGGGTTCTGCAAGAACGTTCGTCAACTACTTCGATCAGGATTTTGGGTGGCCTGCGCTATCTGGTGCGGTGCTGTGTTTGCCCGCCGGTATCCCAATGGCGATCACTTCCGAAAGATTGTTGGTTGGGTTCAAAAGCACATTGTGGATTTCCACCGCCGAAAGACCGTTTCAGTTCTACGCGCTCGCTCAGAACGACTCAAACGGGAACCTTATTCCAGAGTCGGGAACGTCCCTTACAATCGACGGGGAAACGATTCAAGCCCTACTGTCTATCGGTTCTCTTCAAGCTGGAAACGAAGGAGAAGGGTCACCAGCGAACGGTGTTTCGTCTGTGTTCATCTTCACGGACAGAACCGTGTCTCAGGTCACCGGTTGGGATGCTGCATCCCTTTCTAAGAGGGCGAGAACCTACGAACAGGGCACCTACGCTCCGAAGTCTGTAGCGGCCTTCCAGACGGGTTGGATGATGTGGGCTACCGATGGGCACATTATCAGATACGGAATCAACCCGGCCATTCCTTATGCGGGGATGTACCCGTATGCCGTCTCAAGGAATATCGTAGAGGGTCTACTCCAAGCCGTCCCCGATGCTCGAATTCCTTTTGCGTGCGCCTCAGTGAAAGAGGAACTTTACTACCTCGCGATTTCACCGTCTACAGCCACGATCACGACTCCTAATACCTTCGCTTTGGTTTGGGACTACTCCGAGTCAACGAGACTTCAAGACTCAGTTTGGTACACCGATGTTTTCCCGACTGCGGTTCAGGGTGCGTCTACTTTGCTCTGCTACCGATCTGGAACGAAAACCCATTTGATCGGGTGCGACTTGACGGGTCAGCTTTTCGAGCACGTCACGTACGGGCAAACTTCGGACGCTGGCATCTCGGGGGTGGCGTGGCAACTCAACTTCCCCGAGATCAAGTCAGATGGGTTCCACGGCGTCAGGGTTCGAAGGATGGTCGTCAACTGCGATGCGAATATGGGGACGCTGACCACGAACAGGGCCACGGTTGACCGGGCGACGCCTTTGACATCTTCGGGGTCGATTAACACCGCCGTGACGGGACCTAGGTGCGTTCGTTTCGACATTGCCCCTAATTTCCCTGGAGTCCACAGTACGGGCATTCAGGTCAGTTTAGGAGGTACCTCGCCTTCAGGGTCGCACGTCTACCTTGCTTCGATTGAGACGACTGGATTTGATGGCGACGGTGCGGATACCGGTTCGTGATAAGATAAGACCGAAATGAACGAATCTGTATCTGAAATCAAATGCACCCGAGAAGATGACCTCATTAGGGGAAGTCTAAAGCTCCGCTTCGAGTGGGTTGACCCTGATACGGATTACGTTCAAGTGTCAGACGAGTTGATCGCCGCACAACCTGACATATTCAAGGTCCTTCCGTGGGACCTTCGTGTCGTGCGCCATGACAAACGGGGCGAATTCACCGTCCTGCGTCGGCTAGACATGGATGCGCCGCATGTACAGGAAAAGACCGCTTCCAGACATGACGTCGAAAGCGGTCAATGGCCTACTTCTTCTTAGAAGACTTGCCCAATACCTTGTCCGCTTTCGCTCGGATGCCATCGGCTACAGCTTTTGGCATCTTCCCTCTGTTCTCCATTTCGGATACACGGGCAAGTGCGTTGCGGGCGTGGGATTTGTCTTGAACTGGATAACTCCTATCAGGCCCCGCGAAATCCTTCGTTGGAAGGGCCTTGCGTTTTGCTGCGGTGAGCTTCGCCATGATTACTTTCCTTTCTTCGGCATGGGCATCTTCGGCATTGGAGCCTTGGATTTCATGGCCTTAGCGATACCCGGAATAGGCGAAGGAGTCTTCCCAATGAGGATGCTCAGTACGCCGCCTTTCTTGGGACCCTTCCCTTTTACGGGGTTCTTCTTCATTTCTTCCTCGGCCAAGTGTCGCCACTGGTCTTCTTCATTCCGGGGGCCTTAGACGTCTTCGGCGCGGGAACGTTGGTCTTCTTCATGTCGAGATCGGGGATCATGTTCGCTTTCTTTTTCATGGGACTTATCCTTTAAGGGAGTGTAGCAGGGATGAACGGCGATGCAAAATGGTTTTGAGTTTTATGCTACTTCCTTCGTGTCGGTGATGGTGCAGTATGTGCGCGCGTGCCTATCCCAAGGAAACTCAAGGGGGCAAGATTCGCACCCTTCTTGTATTCATCAATTGGACCTTGAACCGAGATGGGTGAGATCAAATCCTTTAACTGTTGCCCCCAGTCGTAAGGGTGCTGCTTGGGTCCTGCCTTATCGAACGCTCCAACGGTATGGTGCCCTTCTTCGTCAAAGTTTCCTTGTGCGAGGTCAAGCGGAAGTCTCAGCGCAGGTAAGAGCTTATTCTCTCCGTAGCGGCCTAAAGTTTGCGCTGGGTTCGCCTTTGCCGCATTGCCAGCCGCTGAGATTGAACCCATTAACGATTGAGCGACGAGTTTAATGGGTTCGCCTTCTTGCGTAAATAGGTCGATATCGTTCTTGCCGATATTCAGCCTTCCGAAATTAGATGATTTCGGGTTAAGGTCGAGTTTCCCGCCAAAGAATTGAGCCGCCGCCAATCCTGCGACTGTATAGCCAAGCGCTACCTTTCCGTAGTTCTGAGCGATTTGGTTCCTCGCCTGAATCGAATCAGTCCCGCGCAATGGCTTGCCGGTAGCGTATTCCCACTTAGAAACTGTATACCGTGGCGAGAATATGAAGGCACCTGCGGGAGCGACTTGCTTGGATAGCTTCGACGTGCTTCGTCCCGTCATCGTTCCGATTTCCCTCGCCATCGCTGCGAGATACTTTGGATCTTGCGAAATCTCTGATGCGTGCTTGAACATTTGCCATCGTGCCTCATTCAGAAATCCGTTAAACGCCGCTCCTGAGTGAGAAAACACCTTATTGAGGTAGGGGATTCTGTCCGACAAATCAGCCCGAATACTCTCTTCCATCTGAGTCAAAGATCCGTGAGGTTGCGCTAGAACTTCAGAGATACCAGACGCATGAGCTTTGTCCCAAAGTGGATCGGCATGGAATCGGGCAAGCTGAGCGTTCGCCGCCGCGTCGCCGCTCATGTACCCGTGTATCATTGGCCCCCATGACTGAAGCCATGCCTTGGGGTCAACAAATAAAACCTTGCGTCCTTGCATGAATGGCGCTGACGCGTGTATAGCAAGTTTCAGGTTTCGGCTTAACCCTTGGAATGTCTGTGCCGCGTAAACCCCTGCTTTCTGGAGGTTTGTTTTCTGGTCAAACTCTGCCTTGCGCTGGATTTCATCGCGAAGTTGTTGGGCCTCTAGTGCTCGCTGCTTAACATCCGCTCTCAGTTTCTGAACATCGGGCGGTCCTTCTCTTGGCATCTTCTTCTCCGGGAAAGTCTTCGTGTCGATTTGATCCTGAAGGGCTGCCATGCGATCAGTCAAACGAACACGAGATGCGGCGTCGTTTAGATCCTGCTTCGCTTTCTTAATTGAGTCAGGCGTTTCGGGCTTGGGAGTTTTTGCGGGTCGTCGTCCCGTCGCCAACTGATCTTCAAGATCGGCTTGCTTCTTCCGAAGGTTGTCGATAACCTGGGATTCGTTTGGCTTCGCCTTTGCCTTGATCTGATCCTGAACCTTTTTGAGTTCCTTCTGAAGCTTCGCGACATCCTCAGTCGGCGGCCCTTCCTTTGTGGGCTTAACCGTGGGGCCATTCTCTAGGCGATCTTTCGCGTTGGTGATTCTCTTCTGGAGTGAATCAACCTTGGCCTTTTCTTCGGGCGTTGCGTACTTATCAGAAACCTCTTTCAGCTTCGCGTCAAGGGCTTTTTGTGCGGCGTCAATTTGGGCCGTTGGGGGACCTTCGGGCGTTACCTTGGCGGGTTTGGGTCCGTTCTCAAGTTTGGATTCCGCGTTCTGAATCCTCTTGTTGATCGAATTGAGTTTGGCTTCCTCCGCTGGAGTCTGATATTTGTCCGCGATGGATCGCTTCACGTCCGCAAGTTCTTTCGTGAGTTTGTCTACGTTTTCAGTAGGTGGCCCAACTTCACCGGGTTTTGGTGTTGGCTTACCCTTCGCCAAAACATCGTTCGCGTCCGCGATCTTCTTGGCGAGAGCGTCAATTTTGGCTTGTTCAACGGGCGTTGCATACTTCTCGGAAATCTTGCCTCGGATGTCCGCGAGACGCTTTCGCATCGCTGCAACCTCGGGTGTGTCCGTGGGATTCGGAAGTGACTCGTCCTTCCCGTGCTCAAGCACAGTTAAAGCCTTGTCAATTGACCCCTGAAGCCTTTTCACGGGATCTGGGGCGTCCACCCCCGATTGCTTCTTTAGATCGGCGTACGCTTTTCGTAGGCCCTCCACTGAATCAGAAACAGGACCCTTTGCGGTTGGCTTCTTGTAAGGATTACCCTCCATCAACCTATTGATGCGCTCAATCAAATCAGCGTGAGCCTTTAACTGGTTGAGTTTCAATGTGGCTTCGGATGGTGTCCGCACTTCCTCTAACCCGTGACCTGCCAACGCACGATAGATAGTTCGGTCAGACTGTTCAGGAATCCCATTCTCTTTGAGATGGGCATTGACCTTGTTGACCAATTCTTCGAGATTCGCCACACCTTCTTGCGCGAAGGTTTTCGCGATGATGCCGAGTTGTCTGGCGGCTTCAATCGGAATATCTAAAGGGTTGGCCGACGCACGCGAAAGGGCCTCAAGCGGTAATTTTTTCAGCGCATCAATTGCGGCTTGTCTTTCGCCCCTAATCGCTTCGATTTTTACTTGCGTTCGCGGAGAGCGTGCGGCCTTTGTTTCTAGCCTAGCGGTACTCTCTGCTTTTAGCCTCATCGCCTCATTTTCCGCCGCTTCTGCCCGCGCTACGGCCTCTTTGTAAGCTTTTGACCCTTGAAGTACCTTGGCCTCCTCTTCAGGCGTCAGGGAGAGTTTAGGGCCTTGATTTACCTTATTCTTCGCCCTGACCGCTTCCGCTCTGACCATCGCGGGATTTCCTTCGTCAAGGGCTAAACCTCGCTGAAGGGCATTGCCCGTCTGGCTCCACGCACCCTTTCCTTTTTGAACATTGTCTACGAACTCTTGATGACGGTCGCGAATCTTTTCGTACTCAGTCTGGGCCTTTTCGATTTGGCCAGCGTCGCCAGATTTGATAGCCGCGTCTCTTGCATCCACCGCTGCGTTCGCTTGAATCTCAAACTCTCTGCCTGCCTGAAGTAGAACCGCGTGCTCCGCTGCGCTGAACGGTCGGTTCTGCTTGGCGATTTCCTTGGCGAGTTCTTCACCTTGGGGAATGGTTGTTCCCTTCGCGGCGTTGATAGCCGCTTCGTGGTCTATCGGTGCAAGTTTTTCGGGTTGCGTGAACTGACCTGCGGCGATTTGTCTCTCTTGGGCGAAATTTGATAGCCCATTGATAGCGTCTGGATTGGGCTGGGGCTTTACAGGCTCGAAACCTTGCTCCGCGTTGACTCTCGAATCGAAAGCCTTATCTGTCACGCGGACGGGGTTCTCAACTTTGCCATCATGGGTAACAGATACAGAAAGTTTATCGCCTTGCTGCGCGGTGATTTCGTACGTCGTGCCGGTATCAGGATTGCGCCACGTTTCGCCTACACGCGTTCCTTGCGGGGCCGGGTGATCTTGGGCTACAGTGGGCTCTACGGTGGGCTGAATGGGTGTTTCACGTGGAACGTACGTCGCGCCTTTAATCGTGCCCGTCGATTCGATTTGGTCAGGAGTTAGACCTAGTTCCTTGATTAGAGCGTCATGCGTTTCGTCCGTAAAATGAAGCTTCCCGCCATTCGTTCGCAAAGCGTTGAATTCACCGATCAGCGGCGGGTTGATGTCCGGAGATTTACTGGGCTCAACGATTGGCGGCACAGTACGCTCGCTTGATGTTGCAGGGGGAATTTCAGTCGCGGATGTCTTCGAAATATCCCCGATAGCCCCGTTAATGGCCTCTTGCGCCTTCGGTACAGAAACTCCCGTCTCTTGGGCCAACTTTGCTGCGATGCGCGAGTCTGAGGCTAAATCAGAAAGTGATGCAACGCCGTGATTCAATCCGTGAGCGAGCATCGCTGTCTGGATAACTGAAGATGCGTAATCCTTCAGGCTGTCCGATTTCTTCAGGAATAGCGCTTTCTGAGCCTGCTCGTCAATCGCACTTAACGTTCCTCCGGGGTTCTGAATAGCACCGCCTATGAAACTGGCAACGCTAGCAGGGTTGATGGCCCCAAGAATATTATCCGCGACCGCTTCCGCTACTTGATCGTACGCTGTCCCCTTTAGCGGTCCCGGCACGGTCGCGGCCATGATGCCCCTTTTGATAGGAGCGTTGATACTTTCGGCGATGTCCGACAACGTTCCCGTTCTCATGGGGTCGTTCATATCTTGCTGGGCCTGCGCTGCATTCCCGGCCTGCATAGATGCCGCCTTGTTGAGGAGTGCGGCTTGCTTCTTAGGGTCGGTCGTCTTACCCGCCTGAACCATCATCGCCTCTGGGGTGAAGTTCTTTGCGTCAGGTCCTGCAACCGCTAACGGGTTCACGTTGTACGTGTCGCTTCCTGCATTGATATTTGCCTGAGCGGTTCGCGCCATAACTTGAGCCACTGGGCGTACCTGCACCGCCTGCTGTAGCGCGTCTCTTGCCTGCTTCATGTTCTGGTAGGACTGAGCATCCGAAGGTCCAGTAATCCCTCCGTTTTCGAGTCTCTGAACTTGAGGTTGCAGTCCCTGGAGTTTCTGTCTGGCTAGATCGTGAAGATTCGAAAGATAGATGTCTTGGTCTGGATTGAGTCCACCGTTTTGCTGCAACGTTTTAAGCGCAGAGATTTGGTTTACTACGTCACTCCACCCCATATTAGGATCAGGTGCGCTTCGAATCCTCACCTGCGTTGACGCGTTCTGAGGAAGCTGAACTGCGCTTTGTTTTTCAGGGTTCACGAGAACGCCTGAACCTGACCCTGCCGAGTTCAGCGGAACTGACGTGACATTGAATGATGATGGAGACGCGGGACCGACAGGACCGCCGCCAGTAGCCTTTTTGACATACTGCGCCATCGGATCGGCCATGCCTTCGGGAATAGGAAGCCCACCACTCGGAGTGGCGTTACCCTTCATGCCTGGCAGAAACCCTATCTGGCCCTTAAGCGAAGGTTCAGGCCTTGAAGGAAGTGAATCGTAAGGATTGCCTTCAGGCAGTTTCCCGTACGGATCTGAGGGTAAAGCCGAAGGAAGGGAATCGTAAGGGTTCTGTGCCGAGTCCGACATATCACCCTCCCTGTAGAGTCTTCATCCTCTGCTTAAACAGAGACATCACCGCGTCAGGGGATTTGCCTTTTGAAATCGCATCCTGCGCGCGAAGATACTCGTTCACCTGCTCTTGGTTGCTTCGGTCAATCGAGATACCGGCGAAACTCAAAGGCGTAGCCGCGTTGGCTTGATTCACGGCGTTCGATCCAGTACCAGTCGCTTTGGGTGCAAGTGTCTGAGCCGGTGACGGATTGCCCTTATCGTTGTAAAACTGAACCTTTGATAGCGCCTTGCTAGCAGAATCAAACGTTGCTTTAGCTTGCTGCTGAAGGGAGTTTGCCGTACCAAGAAGCCTATTGCCCTGCGCGATTTGGTCCGCCTGTGCTTCAGTGTCACCCAACGCCGCCGCGCCTTGAATCATCTTCTGACCCTGGGCTCTAACTGCGGTTGCTTGATTCGCCAAAGACTGAGCGGATGCTTTACCGGCATTCGCTAAATCCGCTGCCTGCTGAAGGGTCAACTTGTCGTTTCCGATCTGAAGCAAACCTTTCTGGTACTGTGCCGTATTCGCGATGTTATCCGCGTAAGCCTGCGACCTTTGCGCCGTAGCCTTGGCGGTGATCGTTTGGTTCGCCAACTGTTCGGGCATTTCTTTGGTCTGCTCGATTGTCTTTTTGGCTTCGGCGTCAAGGTTGAACCCTTTTTGGAGAGCCGCAAACGCCCCTCCTTCTTGAAGATCGAACTTGGCTTTATAGTCGTCAATCCTGGGCTGAAGCAACGCCGTTTCGGTCGCCGCCTTAGCGGTGTTTAGCGTTGACAATGCCCCTTGGTTCTGCGCCTGCGCCTTCTCAAGAAGGAACTTCCCAGACGGCGTGTCCAATCCTGCCTGTACCACCTGCGGGTCAATCTGCTCGTAACGAGGGTCAGACTTAACTACAGCCGCCCATGCTAATTTGCGTTGTTCTGGCGACGATGATGCGTTGTTGAAGTCCCTTAAAGCCTGAACCGTCTCGCGGGAGTTGTTCGTTTGGAGATTTCTTTGAAGCAAACCGGCCTGTTGAATCTGAGCAACGTTCAACTTGCCTTGGTTGTTCATGTCCGCAACCAAACCTCTTCCGTAAGGTCCGATGTTGGCCTTGTAAATCTCAGCTTGGTAGTTCTGTAAAGAACTCGCCTGACCTAGAAGGTTCTGGGCCTGATCCTTGATCGCTTCGCGAGCTACTTGCCAACCCTGCAACGTGTTGCCGTACTGCTGCTGAACCGCGTTACCGAGACTCTGTATGTACTGGGCCACAAACTGAGCGTGGGGGTTACTCTGAGTTGCAAGAGCGCCTGCAATACCTACCAACGCTTGACCAATGCTCATCCCCGGATACTTCGGAGGAGCGAGAAAGGTTTCCGAGTTTGGGTCTAGCTTTGACAGTAGTGCCGTGGCCGCATCCCTAGCCACCTGAATTCGTGGGTCTTCCTTGGGTGCCGAATTTAGTAGCGTATCGAGACGCGATTGATTTGTGTCGGGCGTCGGTTGCTTTAAGTCACTCGTGATGCTCGGAGCTTCTGGAGCAACGCCAGAGTACAAATCGGACACCTGATTGAAAACCTGATCCGATTTCGCGTTCTGGTTTGATTTGTCTGCTCCGATAAATGGCCCTACGTCCGACTTCTTAGGAACTGCCGGAAGAACCGGAGTTTGTTGCGGTGGTTCAGACGTGCCGATGGTGGCCGCGTCTAGCTTTGGAGCGTAGGGGCCCGTATCGGAAGGTGCCCACGGGCCAGGGCCTTGCGGCGCGGGCTGTTGTACAAAGTTATAAGGCTGTGGGGCCTGAGAAGGAACGTAGGGAATGCCTTGCGTTCCTTGATCCGACATAGGGTTTTGCGCCATCGCGCCCGCTAACTGAGCACCTAAAAGAGTGGCGTTGAGGCCCATATCTCATTATCCCTTACTGATAAGGTACATACCCGCCAGCCCAAGGACCGGGAGTGTTTTGCGAAGGATACAGCGATCCGCTATAAGTAGGACCCGCGCCAACGTCTTGAGGGTAAACGGTTGATGGTCCTTGCGAACTAGATCCTCCACCCAAGAGACGAGACCCAAGAGGACCGCCCATGATTTGCCCTGCGATGGGAGCGATAGCACCTAAAAGACCCTGACCTCGCTGAGCGTAATTAGTAGCGTTCTGCCCAGTTATAATGGGTTCAAGTGCCGCAGCTTGCTGAAGTAATGGGTTTTGCTGACCCTGCAACACTGTCCCGTATGCACCTTGAAGCACAGACGAAATGTAAGCCGGGTCGTAAAAATGTTGGTTCGACGCGTTGACCTGATTCGCGCCTTGCTGATACGAAGAAGCTAAAGCACCACCTGCCGCACCTGAACTGTAACCCATACCTTGTAGCGCCAAAGCCGCCCTATTGCCAGACTGAGCGGCGTTCTGATTGATCGCGTTCGCCGCTCTTGCTGCTTCGCTCTGAATTCCCCCAACCGACTGGTAACCCAGCATGTTGTTAAGAATCCCCTCTCGTTGAGGTTCTAGATTGTTGGCGAACTGTGTTCCCTGTGCAATCCCACCGTAGAGCCCAGCTTGGCTTTCACGCGCAATCGGGGCGAGCGGATTATCTCCACCCGTCCCGTACGCCTTCTCCTGAGCCTTCAACCCTTGCGGCGAGAATACATTCCCTGTACTCTGGGGTTGAGTCTGTCCCCCGTTTCCGAGGTTCATCCCAAGAAAGCTACTAGGAGCATTGATCATTAGTAGTTAGCATATCCCGAACCAAAGAGACGGATCGGGGAACCACCCGAAAACGTCCCAAGGAGGGCTGCAACGATACCCGTACCGGTTGACGATTGAACCGACCCGTAAGCGGCCTTAGACGAGATTCCCAAATCCACGGAACCCATAAGCGCAGGATTGGTTGTCACTGCGAAAATGGACGTGTTATCTGGGTTCGTGTCCCAAGTCGCTACAGTAAGAGCCGTGGAAGTGTTAGCCGTGATGGCTCGCACCTGACCCGCTCCCGTACCAGCGATGATAACCACCGAGTAACCCTGCTTGAGAGCGTTCGCCACAAACGTTCCGTTGGACGCCGTGATGGTTGTTGCCGCCCCTGCCGTCGCAATCCAGTAGTAGAACTGAACCACGGACGTGTTATCGAGCGCAGTCAAGAGAGTGGTAACCGGCGTTACTGTCGTGGTCGTATTCGCGCTGACGATTCCCGTCTGCCCGGCCCCAGTCCCCGATATAACCCGGAATGGAGTATTGGCAATCGAGTTCGTCCCCGTGAAGGTAGACGCCGCGAACGTCATGACTCCCGCAGCATACGAAGCCACCGTAGGGGCAAGTGCCGCAAAGCGCTGAGAGCCCGGAAGCTTGATAGTCTGCATCCCCTGAAGCGCAACCAACGGGTAATACGCAAACGGATAAGCCGCCGAGTCCTGAAGAATAACCGCCGTGCCGCCTGCCCATGCAGTTGGTCCGCTGACCTCAAGATCGACACTAGTCGGATAGAGCCGCTGACTCTTAGGCACAGCGGCGTCAGATAGGATCGTCAGGTTCGCAGTCTGACCAAACAAGACATCAGCGAGAAGGCCGTTAGACCCTCCAGTCTGAAAGTTGTAGATGACGGATTGGTAAGGGCCTCCGTTTGGAGTGCCCTCCTTGAATGCAAGGCCACCAGTAGCGTGACCGGCTTGGAGCACCAGCAGCTTCCCGGCAAACGTTGTTCCTTCCCCTGGCATGTTAATTACCTCCTATTGAAACAAAGTCTACTGACCGGCGGAGTAGCACGACCCGCGCCAGTCTTGGAGCATGCGCGCCCAAATCTGCGTACAAACTACAATCTGAACGTCCTTCACCTTGTCGAACTCTTCCTGGGTGTCGAAGTCGCGACGGTTGAGCATCTTCATAGGATTCTCTTCGTCGTCGGCCACAACAAGCATCCACGCAGTGGGAGACGTGAAGAACGGGTTGACGATAACGTCCTTGATGAACCCGAGTGAGTTCACGGCGTTAATGTCGTTGTTCAGCGTCTGAGGCAAACCGCGAGTGGTGTCTACAAGTCGCTTGGCGAGCATGTACAACTGAGGGGGAACCAAGAGGTTGTACGGACCATCCAGCATGAGGAAGTCACCCGTTTGCGACGGTTGAATCATCATCTCTTGAATAGCTTGCTCAAGAGCAGTGATTGACAACGCAGGGTTGCCCGTGATGACGTTAGAGAACGTTCCGCCGTCGTACGTGTGGGTTCCAGCCAACGCAACGCCGTCCGGAGGGGTAACCACCGTGGACGTAGCAAGGTTCATCTGGTTCGCCATGTCGGCCTCAATAGTGCGGACCATCGCCCGCGCCATCTTAGGACCTCTTTTCTTGACGACGCCATAAACGTCCGACTCCACAACCTCACGAGCAACCGCGAATCCAATACCGCGCTTGATTCCCGTGAAGTCCTTGTACGGGCCCGTCTTGTAGTCCTCGAACGAAACGCCCGTGCCCTGGTTCATTACCGTCGCGGCGGGGAAGTCACCTTCCTGGGCCATCCGGTAGTAAGCCTGCTTATTCGTGATGATGTGGTTGAACGCGGGGTATCGCTTGGGAAGCTTGTCGCGATAAAGCTCAACAATCCGGTCGAGACCGGCGTGCTGAAATGGGAGCGAGATAGATTCAATTCGTGCCATGTCTTACTCCTTACGCGAACTGCCGAACCGTAGCGGAGAACGCCGCCTTGCACCAAACAGCCGGATAGGTGGATGTGGAACCCTTTAGGTCCTGGGGGATCTCTATAAAGACCATTTCCCCGTTCGTGGTCGTGGGCGAAAGGAAGTACCAACTTGCCGTTCCGCCAGCATTTTGAAAACGCCCTAACTGATACGCCGTTCCCTGGGTGTAGTTCGCAAGAGTCTGCGACGCACCATTGGTCGTGGCGCACTGCAACAGAACGTTCAGGTCGTCATTGAAGATCGCTACTGTGGTCGTGGTGCGAGTCTGACCACCTGCCGTTTCGTTGCCACTGGCATCGGTCGTAATCGGAGCGGTCGCAACTCCCGTGATAGGAAGATTGCCGCCAGACAGCGTAGACGTTCCCGCAGTCGGAAGCGCAATTGCTTGGCTCACCTTACCGCTGGACGTAGACAGAAAATCGTAAAACTTGATCGTCTGAGACGCGTTTACGGGGAGTTCGATTACTGTGAACTCAGTGAAACCAATCGCGGGGCGGAGCCGCGTGAATCCATTGAAAACGCCTGGTTGCATGTCTGTTCTCCTAGAGAATGATTGTCTAACAATTGCGCATGATTGCGCCGTGAAACCTTACGGGTTTACGAAATCCTCGTCGTCAATATCTGGAGCAACGTTCTCGTTCCCTAGAATCTGATCGGCAGTCATCTGTACGCGAGACGTCCGCGAAATCGTCCTCTCCTTACTGTTGTCTCCCTCATGGTCGCGAGGGTCACTAACTCGTTCGGCTTGTGCAATGGCCTGTCTCTGATAACCTTTCTGCCGAGCCTCGAACTCTTTCTGAGAACCGGTCATGACGTACTGATACCCGTCATCCTTGATCTCGTAACCCATGTTCTTGTAGTTCTGAAGGCGAGGGAAATCAACTTCTTCCGCCGTCTTCCCCATCGTCACGGTTCGAGTATCCGACTTTGGTTCGGAATGAGTCTTAGCGGGTCGCCCGCGCTTGGGAGGTGCTTCAGTTGCCATTACGCGTTGTCCTTAGCCATTCGCTTTGCCATGTCCTTAGTGAAACCGGGTACATCGGAGAAGTTACGCCAATATTCGTTAGCTAGGTCGCTTTCGTTGATCGTCGCCGCACCTACGGAACCAGACGGAGAAGAGACCGGGGCTTTAACCTTTTCTTCCTTCTTCTTCGGATCTGGTTTCTCTTGTGCTTCGGAATGAAGTCCCGCGGCCATAAGGCGAAGCTGTTTAAGGTCGGCAGGGTTCTGGGTCACGTTGTACAGTTGAGCGCCGTTAAGGTGAGAGATTAGGCCCTCAAGCTGAGATTGAACGTCTTCAGAATAAGACCCTGCGATCTTTTGAATGAGACCGCTAAGCATCATGGGCCGGTTGACTTCCATGATCTGCGCCGTAGCTTTTTCGGCGGCGGCGGTGTAAATCTTCTCTTCCCACGTAGGATCTTCCGCTTGCTTTTGAGCACTCGGGGCTTTCGGAACGAGAGTTTGGATTAGGTCCGCAAGTTTGCCCATGCTCTGGTCAAACTGCGCCATCGTCACGTATGAAGGAGTTTCCGGTTTTACTTCCTCTTCGGGAGTCTCCGTTTCCTCTACTTCTGGATCTTCAAAAGAAATGATGTCTTCAGGCATGTAGCTTTTCCTTTTCTAACTCCGAAAGAGCGTCCGCGAGATGTTCGATGACGGCCCCGTCGATAATCCTACCCAATATTATGCAAGCACCTTGATAGCGACGCAAATCTAAATCTGCATCGGCCACGCTACATAGGCGGCGGTTCTCCTGAAGGAGCAACGTTAGGTATTGGTGGTAAGCCTGAAGGATTGGGCTCGTTCGGTGGAACTCCTTCAACTGCGGGGCCGATACCTGGGCCTGATGGAGGGACACTGCTATCTTGCGGAGTGCTTTGGGGTCCATTTTGTAATGTCTGTAGAATCTGCGGCAATGGTTCACCCTGCAATAAAAGTTGCACTACTTCAGGGTGAGTGAGGATGGCCATTATTTGGGCCATATCGCCCGGTGGGGGCTGATTGGGCTGAGCCGGTTGGGCGGGGGCTTGATCCATTTCCAACCTCGAAAGAGAAAATGGAAGGTCAAGCAACTGCGCCATTTGGTCGATAATCTTCCCGATGTCGTACTTGGGTGACGCGCCGTTATTCTGGGAGTTGCTTATCAGGTTCAGTAGCATTTGAAGCTTCTGAAGAACCAAAGACGAATTCTGAGAGCCGTTCTTCCCGTTGACCTTTAACTGAGGGGTTCGACTCTTGATGAACGCTCCGTCAGCTACCAATTTATCACCGTATTGCTTCTTCAGGTCGTCGTAATGAATCTGATAGAACTCATACAGAAGATTCATTGCCCTTTCAACCGAACCGGCTACAACCTGCGTGTATTGGTCCTTGGCTTCGTTCTGAGCGGCTGTAATGGCGTCTACCTCAGTTGCGGTCGTAGACGGCGGTAATTGCTGCCCTGTGCCCGTTCTGCCAATCCCAGTTAGAGCGTCCATCGTCTCTTCTATCTTCTCGGTGACGAACGGAAGCTCTTGAAGATTAGGGGTAGATGTGACGGTCTGAATCTTTACTTCGGCGGGGACCTCAACCATCATGAACGGTTTTGCTTGCGAGACTTTCGCCATCGCGCCACCGCCGCTTAAAAGGATGATCGGACCTAAAGATGCAAAGAACGCTTGAATGCCTGCCGTCATGGAATCAGAGTAGGCAAGCTGCAATCCTTGACAACGCTGCATGACCGAAGACGACGGGAAAATCTTCTTCCTCTCTCGGTTCGTTCGGACTTCGATGTACCACGGGATCTTGTACGGATACTCCTGAATCGAAAGTAGCTTCTCTTCCGAGAACGCGACGATGCAAAGGTATTTCTTACGATTGCCGTCGCCTTTGATGTCAAGTTCCGTGATGACTTCCCAAAGGTCTACAAAGCCGTCTGCGACTTCGTTTGGGGAATAGACGCCTTCGATTTCTTCGTCAGGTGTTCGGTGTCTGTTTCCTGGGTCATCGCCGCCCTTCAAATCGTATTTGAAGTAGCGAGGGTTCTTGCCCTCCATTTGGTCTTTGACTCGGTAAAGAAGTTCTGACCAACGATGCCCAACGGTTTTCGCCGCCGCGAACGTTCCGTAATACGGAGGGTAGCAGCAAACGTCTAGCGGGTCGATTGACTCCCAATCAAGACGCGTCGCGTTTCCTCCGATCTCATCGGACTGAGGCGAATCGTACGCAGGCTCGTCAATTAACGGTCGTATGCGCCACACACCGCAGTTGGTGAGGATTGCGTCCTCTACTCCCTCTCTGATTGCTTGTACGTCACCTGCGTCCTCCGCGAGGGTCATTAAGTCGGCAACGACGTCATCAAGGTTATCGTTCAGATTCCCTTGGTCGTAGGCTTGGACGTAAGGGTTTAACCCAGTGATGCCATCAACAACCGCCCCAAGAATCCTGTCTGCCTTTGTGCGAGACAAGGGGATCATGTACGGTTTCATGCCCTCGATTAGCTGAACCTGCGATGTATTTTCTTCGCAATCGTGAATCGCGCGGAGCCTAATCCATCGCTCGACAAGCTCAGACTTTTGACGCTCTGATTCGCGAATGTCGGCGCAGATAGCCTTTGCTATCTGCTCGTGCTTGTTCTCGGGGATTTTAAGCACCTTGGATCACCTTTCGCCCTGCGGCCAAATCTTGGTGCCACGCTGCGATAACACTCAATGTCAACGCTTGCGTGGCCTGCTCGGCCATTCGCCATTCAAGACTATCCGTGGCGGCGTCTTCGGGCCAAAGAGGTTCCATGTGAATGTGAATCAACTCGTGAACCAAAGCGCGTTCCTGATCCATTTCCGTAATCAGCTTCGCCTTATCGTGCTGCTCTGTGCATATTCGAATGAACGCGGCCTTTAGCGGGATGTGGACGTGTATATCACCGTCAGCATCCTCAAGTTCACGCGGCGAAACGAGAGTCGCGCGAATTGTCCAATCCCTCAACTGAAGCCGCTCTTGCCAAAGCGTAAGGGCTTCGTTTAACTGCTCTTGGGTTTCGTAGATCACGCGGTCTTCGCCTCTTCAATTCGTGCCTCAGCGTGATACAGGGCTCGCTCTAATGCCTTGATGCGAGCTTCGAGTTCTACGATCCGGCGCGTATCCGGCACATCAACCGTCACGCACTCATGCGGAACGAACAGCGTGGGGCCAGCGGTTGCGCCATCCCCTGCTTTTGCCCATCCGTTCGGGGTTAGGAAATATTTAACCCGCGCAATGTCGCGTCGGTTCAGACGAGCGGTAATCACCAGTAGGAACGCATCGCGAAGGAAATCGCGTTCGGCCATTACGTTGATCGAATATGCTTCTGGGCCATATGGCAATTCAGCGAGCGGGCCAGCGGGGAATTCGGGATTCTCCCCAAAGGCTTGCACGTACGGTGGGATTGATCGAATACCGCTCATTGTAATTCTCCGTGAACGCCATCCGTCCACTCTTCACCGACTCCGTAAATTCGTAGCGCGAACCCTTCAGGAACCATCGCGCCTACCGTTGGGATGTCGAAATCGTTATGCTCCACCGTCAGGCCTCCGCGCTTCAAAGCTAAAGTCTGTCCTACCTTCGGCATGGGAACTCGCCCTCTCTGCCTGCCGACTGCGACCACTTCACCTTTCAATGGTTCAAGTCCTACGCGGTCCAACTGGTCCCACTTGCTTAGAGTGTCTTCGGTTAGCAGGATAGGCCCCGTACGCACTTGGCTGGCGTCGATCATCACCGCGACTCTACCGGGCAAAAGAGTAAGCCCTAAGATTGGTACTCACCGCTTAATAGGTCTTCCGCGAGGATTTCAGGCACTTCATGGCCGTGCTTTACATTCGTGATCGAATGCCCGCAAATAGCGATAGACCCTGGCACTCGAACCGTCATTACGCGGTCGTTCACCTCGTCTGTGTCGGGTTCGTTGCGAATGTCCGCCCCACCTTGGATCATGTGATGAAGTCTGTAAAGATCGGTAGCCGACCCTCGAATCTGAACCACGTACCCAGTTTCGGGGTTAAGCACTTCTCTCCAAGGTCAACGTGTAATGTCCATCGGGGAGAACAAAGAAAAGCTGACTGAGTGCAAGGTGAAACGCCTCCAAGGAATGGAGTGACTGAAGTTCTTCCATCAATCCGGCGTCGATCTTGTGGCTGACGTGCTTCTTTTCGAATGCCTGTTGTGTCTCTGCGTCCATCGCTATCATTATGCTCTCAATTTCGTCAGGTCGATATACCCGACCACCGATGCGGGGTGAATTCCGATCACAACGCCAGGTCGTGCGATTTGGAGCAAGGTTTCTCGTTCTCCCGCATACACACCCAAAAGAGTGAATGGGTCGGTTTGAACAACCACCGCTCTGCCCTCTCTGGGCTTCTTTGACCATCTACCGCAAGCCTTGGCCCATTCCACCCAACACACTGCCGAATCAACGCGCCTAACGCCTTTTCCGTAGGCTTCGCTATGGATGTTGAATCCTGACCTTCGCAGTAAGGAGTACAGCCACTCAGCCGAATAATCGTCGGTCGTCGGTTCTTTTTCGAGAACAGTGAGAAGTTGGAATGCTTTCAACGTGATAACACTCTATCGTATACCCGCGTTCCGGTTGCAACGCATAGCCCTAAACCATGACCGGCCCAAGTTAATGCATCTAAATTGCCAGGTGATTTTGCGGAAGGATCGGTAGCGTCCCATGTCGTTAGCTGGTCTTCAAGGTCCAAGAAAGTCCCGTGATGATGAAACCTACCCTGCTCGTAAAGCATCGCAAGGGGTTCGGCTCTTGGTCTCTTTGCCATAGACGCATGAACGAGAACGACGTTTACATTTGAAGAAATGGACCGAATAACCTCGCGGATCAACTCGCCGCCCTGGTTTGCCTCAGCAACGATACAAGACGCGCTAAAAAAGTCGTAGAGTTTCACGGCCTTTGCTGCCCATTCTCCGGGAGACATGATCTTAGTGTAATCCCCAAAGACATGGCCATGACCGATCTCGTCAGACCCTGCGACGACTAGGCCGCACGTATCGGGATCTTTGGTTTTGTTCTTTCTTCGCTCTGGGTCTGTGACGCTTGGGTCGATAGCCACGACCACCTTTTGCAGGCCTTCGGGTGGATAGAAGACTAAACGCCCGTCCTCAATGCCGGTAGCTGGTTCATATCGGAAACCCTCAGTTTCGAACCACTCTCGTTTCCATAATGCCCCCTGAACATCGTCAAGGATTTCGCCCTCTATTTCCTGCCTGCCAAGCGTTGTGCCTTCGTATTTCTTAATGACCGCTTCGAAAAATTCAGGGGCCAAGTTATCTCGGTTGGCATAGGTTGAACCTCGGGTGACCTTGCAACTCTTATTTGCAATCAGACCCTTAATGACTTTTATGGCGCGTGGCGTTGTCGTCCAAATAGCCTCAGGCTCGCCTAACCGAAGGCCGAACATCGCCATGTCAAACGTTTCCTCTGCCCGCGTCCAACTTGCAAGCTCGTCCCCCCATACGTCAGTAGATTGAGGACCGCGTAAACGATCTGGTTCTTCGCCAGAAAAGAACTTAGCTTGCGCTCCGCCCTTGAAGCGTATCTCTCCGATGGATCGGTTGTATGTCTCGAAAAGATCGCCGCACACGGCCTCTAGCCCAGACTCGCCTTCAACCATCGTATCGCGAACGTCGGCGAATGTCGCGCCGATAAGAGAAATCCGCTTTGCCTTCCCTGAAAGAATACGCTCTCTCAGCCTTTCAGCAGCGGCACGCGTTTTTCCGGCCCCTCTCCCGCAAATCATTGCCCAGTGCAAACAATTTTCAGGACGTATTTGATAGGGCTTAGCTATGCTTCTCCACGGAACGCGCTTGACCTTGTTTAACTTTGGGACTTCTAATAAAGCACTGGCAAGCTGGGCAATACCTCCGGATTGATAAGTTGTATTGCTCGCTCTACCCACGTTATATAGATCCTTTGCGCGTCAAGTTCATCAAGTTTTTGTTCTTCCCCTAGAATATCGTGAAGCGCTGCCCCCATCGCTTGAACAAGATCCTCTGGCGGTAGCGTCTTGAGTTCAACCGTGCTCTTGGCCGTTCCCATCCTTTGGTCTTTCCACCATTTGACGGCTTCCCATTCTCCCGCTACGATAGCGTCAGCTAACGCAATCGTTGATTGCTCGTCAATCGTTTTTCCTGTGACCGTAAGCGTGCTTCCGATCTCTTCCAGCATTTCCATGCGGGTTCGACCTAATTTCTTCCGTGGCCTTCCTCCAAGCTTTCCGTTTTCGCGGCGCGCTTGGAGTTGAGCTTCCGTAAGCGTAGATTCTGGTTTATCTTTGGCTTTTCGAGCCACTGATTTACGAACCTTCCTTTACCGTTTCGCTGATGTCCTCAATCCTTGTGAACGTCAACTCGCCTTCAACTTTCACCGTATCACCAAGGAACTTGCGGAATGCGTCGTATTCTCCCTGGCTGATGTTCTCGTGAAGAGATATGGACTTAAGCGAATCAGGTAGAGGAATAATGCCTGCATCAACTGCAATCAATTCCGCGAGTTGATAGGTGACCTGTGTCTGGTCTTCTGGGTTCACGGTCTGCGTTACCCATGCCGATCCCGCCGCCTTCAACGTCTCTTTCGCGAGTTCGTTTTCAATGAGCGACGAAACCAGCGAACCGACTGCACCGGGGAACGGAACCGAGAAATCGTCAAGGTTGACCGAAGTGGAAGGGTGAGTTCCTTCGCTGATGGTGAACGTGAGTGTGGGCCTGAGCATTTTTGAACCTTACCTTATGCTATCACTTAGTTAGCACTACGACATCTTTCCCTTGGTCGTGTTTTGTGAATTTGCCGTGATCGACCCCGAAAGCATCACCGTAGAATTATCATCTGAGTAAAGAGTCTGGGTCTGGGCCAGCTTATCAACGGACTGGAAATTCACGAGGTACCGATAGATCGTGCTAATAAGCCCACCGATTGTAGTTGGCCGCCCAATGATCGGCCCTGGGTCCGCTCCACCAAACACCGTGTTGGAAATCGTGTCCCTAACAATGAACCGCTCTACGATGCCCTCCTGGGAGACCGTGGCTACCGTCGCGAGTACAACGACCACGTAGCAATGACCAACGGTGTATGAGCCATTTAACGTCACTGAGGCCCCAAAGAATCCCACGGTGCTACCACTGTCAAGCTGGGTCAATGTTCCCGTGGCAAGAACTGTCCCGTTTAGTTGGTTGTAGATCCTAAACGTAGGCGTCCCCGTTGGGTTCGCAGGTGCCCCCGTCGCCGGGTCAGTGAACTGCGCGTAAAAGTCCAGAACATCAGAAAGGTAAGCCGTTGTCATTTCGTCGCATCCACTTGAAAACGCGGCCATCGTAGAACCGCCATTAACTCCAATCGTACCGCCGAACGTCGGGCCACCTGTTTTTCCCCTGAATTGAAGCGAGCCCGTCGAAGCTGAAATTTGGTTTACGATGATCGAATTCGCAACGACAACGGGCGAAACCGCATAGTTGCCGCTCCACACCCATTGGCCGTTCGTAGGGGGACCTCCAGAGTAAGCGCCCAACTGATTAAACGACCCGATTCCAGAACCGCCGCTTAGCGGGATAGAAATGGTTGTGGCCGGTGTGAGGAGTGTTATCCCTGGACTTCCAGCGCCACTTGCTGACCCTCCAAAACTATTCGACAAAGCGACAGTGAACGCGGCGTTATGGACTGTATTCTGCACCTGCCCGCGAACGTCAGGGGTAACCGACACGCTTGCGGAAGGTTGAGAACTCGGGTAGCCCGAAAGCATGATGATCCACGCCCCCATTACATTCGCGGTCGTGTCCCCTGGGGTCTGCTGAATATTCAGGGTCACAACCCCAGTTGGCGCGCTCCACGGAACTAGCGCTCCACCGTTGATTTGGTAGTTGCCCGACGCGGCGACCGAGATGGTTCCCCCCGAAGGAGTGGAGAGCCCAACGTAGATGTAGTAACCGCCTCCGTTGAGCGTAGAGAGGCTTAGCCCAGTCGTCGGAAGTGTAAACACTGGGACGCTTGACGAATGGCACACTGCCCCTTCATTAGTAGCGTGGTTGATGATCCCCGATATGTCACCAATGCCGACCGAATCCCCTACAAGCGCGATAGAGTTGGTAGGGTCTGCAATCGCCCACGTGTTTCCGTACACGTCGATCTCTCCGGGGAGCGAACCCAGTCCTCCGCCACCACCTGGGTTGATCTGGAACCTAAGATAGGGAACTTTGGACCCAGCAACAAACCCGGCAGCCGAAGCAATTCCACTCGTGCCAGGGATCGTCCACGAAAGCGTTGTCCCGCCACGACCTACTGATGAAACAGGTCCAAGAGTTAGCGGTGTAGGCATGGCTTAAAAAAGGAGGGCCACCCCGGAAACGAAAGGGTGGCCTGGTGATGATCGTCGCGTAGCCGTAGCAGTCGGATTATACATCAGACTTGCCAAATGCTTCATTGAAATACACTGCGGCCTTTTGATTCTGAAACGCAACGAATGCCTTTGATATTTGAGGAGTCAGGTTTTTAATGAGTGTGTACTGATCTTCGCGCCTTCGGTTGTCGGTCTTTATCCTACTAATCAGCCGCTCCACTCTTCGTTTACTGCTTTCCATCAGGAACCATCCCAAAAGAATTCTTTACCTAACGCTTTGCGGGCTACGCGCTGCATGTTTATAGCATTGTCACCATCGCCTATCTCCTGCACAAACTTACCGCCGCGACTTTCCAGCCAAGCATCTGCATCGTTACCGGCTATGGCTTGAAGTGCTGACTCATATAACTCGAAGGTTTCGAGCATCGCGGGAACATCTACCTGAAATGGCGGCGGGTCTTGCGCAATGCGCTTGACGGCGTTAAATACGACTCCTTTATCATACATTGTCGATCCTGGATCAATTGCACCCATCCTAAAACTTCGCCCCCACTCCAAAGAACAATCCCCACCCTGGCTTACGATCTCCAATTACTTCGAAACTAGGACCGAAATCAAACGAGAACGGTTTACCGAGCGCCTTAAACCCATAAGAGACGCATAGAGCAGAACCGCCAACGAGAGTTGATCCGGCTCCGGTAGACGAGCCCGCGAAACCCTCAAGATTGAGCGAGACGGGACCTTGTAGCGCAAGCGTTTTGATTTGCGTAGTGAATACTGCATAAGCTTTGTGCGTCTGCGAATCGTAGATTGCGCTTGCGCCTACTTGACCTTCCGCAATACCAGATAGGGCAATGAGCGCTATAACTGCCCCAATGAGAAGGATTGCGCTGAGGTTCGTGTCGAGTTTCATGCGACCTCAAATGCAAACGTGCCGACCAATGAAACCGTCGCGCCTTCGGGCAGAAACTTCAAGTAAATCTCGGCCTCAATCGGGGTCAAGTTCTGAGTGAGGCGATGCTTGTATAGGTCCGTCTCAAGTCCCATGATCGTATCAGTGATGTCGGCCTGCTCGCCAAGCGTATACGTTCCGTCTGGATTCTTCAGGAGTTGCATCGCTCCCGTTGCCTGCGCTCCGATCTTCTTGAACGAGTTCGCGATGAAGTTGCCGATCAGGCCATCACCTACAGACTTCGTGGGACCACGGACAGAGAACTTCTCCCCTGCAAGTACGGGTGAGTCCTGCGGAACAGATAGGGCGAATACGGGCGTGACGGTTGCCATATCATTTAGGTTAGCACAGAAAACCTAAGAAGGCAAAGCATCCCCAGTTGTTCACCCCGTCGCTGCCCTATGCGGACAACTGTTTGTGGCTGGGGAAATTGGGTGCGGGGGAGGGATTTGAACCCTCGGCCTCGTGGTTATGAGCCACGCGTTCTACCAAGCTGAACTCAGATTACTTTAAAAAATGCCCCCGCATGGCGAGATACGAGGGCTAATTGAGGGGATGAGCGGGGTTAAAAGTCTATGTGGTCGGGGACGTGTCGCCCTTGGTTGCGTCGGACGTTCCTTGTGCTTGGTCCTTACCTGGGGACATTTTACCTTTCACTGCGATCAGGACGGCCAACATGATGCCTGCGTAGTCTCTCGCGGTCAATGGGTCGTGCGTGAGGCCGTACGCGGTCAATCCTGCGATGGTGCCGTACATAACGATGTCACGCCAGTATGCGAGGTGGCTTTGGGTGGGTTGAGGGGTCATACAGATAAGGGTGTCCCTGCAAATAGTGATGGAAGGTTTCTGCGGAGCGTGCGTTCTCCAATTCTATAGCTAAATCGCTCCACGCAATCAGTCGGGTAATCATCTTCCCAGAAAAACGAATCGTAATATTCGAAGTCAAATTCAGCCGGATAAGGATGATCCCAATCTTCCCAAGACGCAAGACGATTTCTTTCCGCTTGCGCTACGCGTCCGCTTCCAAGCCACGACGATCCGCGATTCCCAAGCGACCGGTTTGGCGCATTGCTTGGGAAGTGGTTAATGGCTACCCTTCGTGGACGATTCCTGCGGAAGTGCATACCTTATGATAACGCATCTGCCGCCGCAACCAAATGGGCACTGAGCTGCGTGTACTCCGCTCCCTTCGGGCACAGACTGATTGCCTCTACGATATGCCGCCGTCCCGTCAGGTGTTCGTTTTCGAGCTTTGCAATTCTCGCTTCGAGCTTTTCTATCTTCGCATCACCCTCTTTGCGATCCCTTTCCCTTCGCGCGTCCAACCATTTGACGGCTCCAGCAAATCCGCCAGCGATGGTAGCGACGGCACCGATATACGACGCGAGTTCGTTAGGGCTAACGCTCACGTCTCACCCCCGTTGCTGCAAGCATAGACCCCCCGAACGCGTACACGGCCCATATGGCCGCTGAATCGTAGTACCCCGACCTCATAGCCACCATGCTTATCACGAGGCACAGAATGGCGTGCGCAAGCCCTCCCATGACCCTTAGTTCTCTTGCCCAGAATCCCAACATCAGGAAAACCGCCGTGGTGATGGACGAGGACAGTACCAGTTCTCTCCCGAGAGTCGCGATGATTGCACGCATGGCCGGTGATTCGTGAACGCCTCTGTACGCAGGTAAAGCTAGGTTGATGACCATTTGAGCCGAGAAGATCACTTTGCATGTGAAGCGCAACAACTCCGCTTGGCCGGCGTTCTTGTTCATTTCTTGGATTGCTCTATACGGTCGAGCCTTTGGCTGAACTCGTTGGCCTTGTCTCTCAAATAAACGAGTTGCTTCGCTTGGTCTAATGTGTTCGCGGCGAAATCTTTTTGAAAGCTCGTGAACTGACCAGTCAACGATTCAAGGGCTTTGGTCTGGGCTTCTGTGGCCTTGGCTGAAGCTGCGTTTGCGTCCGCGATTGCCTTGGCATTCAACGCAGTGTTCGCATCCGTCTTGTCCTGCCGGTTAGAAAATCCCGATAGGACAGACCCAAGGTTGTACGCGGCAAAAAATACAAGGACGAGCGCCCATCCTATGCCAGACTCCTTGATCTTTTTGAACAGGGCATCCATTGACGATGACCTTACGGGTTTTTTGCCTTCCATGCAGCTACCAGTGCCTTCACTAGAGCAATCTGAAGGGCAGTTGGAGGGTTGGACATGAACCCAGAAGATGCGAGCGTAGGCCCGTCAATCGTATATCCTCCCTCTGTCATCTGAGCGGCAAGAGTTGACCAGTCGTCTGATGTGATTGAAACAGGCATTATTTTGCTCCTTTCGCAAGGCCGAGGACATCTTCAATCTGCCCGAGCAGCTTCCTTGTATCACTCATCATAGCTTCAAACTGCTTCTTGGCCGCTACGGTTTCGTCATCATGGGCCTTATAAAGTTTGGCGTTCGCTTCGATAAGCTCAACGCGCGTTTCGAGCTTTGATTTCTGTGACGTGCTGACGCCCATTCCGACAGCAGTCATCAGCATTAGAACCACGGCAAGGGCAAGCAATCTGTCTGACCATCTGTTCATTGCATTAGGACCAAAGCCAGAGTAATCAGGCTTAGGACTACGATACCACCCACGCAATGGATTCTCAACAACGATTCTTGGCGTCTCTCGCACTTCCAATGCGTTGATGTGATGCGTTCAGCTTTTTCGCTTATCATGGCTCTTAGACTGACCGTAGACCATCCGTGGGGATTTTGTCAAAGATTGCGGGCGATCCGTGAGTTAATATACGATTGCCGCCTTCTCTGCGGCTTCGTTTCGCAGTGCTTGCTCGTGGCGATGCTGAGGCCAAAACCCGTATCCCTTTTCTTCGCCCCACGATAGGAACGCGTCGAGAATAATCTCTAGCCTACCGCGCATTTCCTCTTCTATAGTCGGTCCACCCGCAATCTGGTCTATCGCATAGAACGCGAGCCACGAGTTTCCGACACGGGCATAGTCGAGCAACCACGGGACAACAACTTCTCCCATCGCTATCAACTCGCGAGAACTCGGCGTGTCGTATTCGTGGCGCGACTTGTGTCCAGGGTTGTCTTTGAGCCACCCTCGCATTGTGCGTTCAAATTTCTCTAGGTCTGTTTCCATTTATCTTCAGTCTTCCCCGCAATAACCTTCCCCAACTCCGACTCAACCCAGCTTGAAATAGACTTGCCCTCACTCTCAGCTAAACGCATGATTCTTCGGTAGTCCTTTTCGGTCATCCTTACGCTGAGGTGCTTCACTTTTTTGGGAGGGAAGGTCAAGTTTTTCTGCCCCTTGGACTTTCCAGATTGAACCTAAAAATCACCATAAACACTTCTCATTCACGACCACGTTGGTATCGCAATCAATGCCGCAGATGTTCTGCGTTGGGCCTTGAATGATGTCCGCGAGGGCCTTTCCTGCCGCGTATCCACTCCATCCGGTCGATTGCGCAACCCATGCGTAGTGGGCGTATCCGGCGCTCACGATGGCATTCGTTACGTATCCCGATCCATAGACCCCCGTCAAGTATCCCGCCGCTCTTAGGGCATTGTGTACGACCGTGAAGTATTCCATGATTGGACCGTTTACGTCATCCTCCGAAGCATCGAAGTCAACCGCGAAGAAGATCCCCAGGGGATTGTTCTGCGTGTCGAAATTCGGAACATTGTGCGCCTTCAGGAACGCGAGGACCTTAGATGCGTCCGATTGTCCCTGCTGAGCCGAAAAGAACCCGACGTGATCGCCCATTGTCTCCCAAACCATGCCGATCTTCATTCCCTCTACCGAGTGGATCGCCGCGATTTCCTCGCCAGTTAAGCACTTGTTCGGGAAGGTGGACGAGTTGGGGGAAATGTAGCGAATCAGATTCGTGATCCCCTTCGATTTGAAATCGTGGATTTTGCCGAGGACACTGTACGGCGTGTCAGCGCCATTTGGGTTGGACATGGTTTAACTTACCTCCTGATCGTAGCCGTAAATCCAAGGATGCGTGAACACAGTCTTACTCCATCCCCAGACATAAACAACCGAGAACATATCGAATACTAGACTTGTTCGAACCTTACAGTGGAACCCCAAGCGTTCCGCTTGTTCCTTGATAAACCCGGCATCCTTGGTCATGCACGCAATCGAGGTGGCGCATCTTCCTCGTTTTGCTTCCTTTGCCGCTCGGCTGACTAGCTTGTTGACCTTGCGTTCTATCTTGGGCTCAACTGCCATGTGTCCGACCTCAAAGATTTCCTTCATGAGTTGCTGAAGGTCGTTTACTTTTTCCTCGATCATCCTTCCCTCGGTGGCTCTGGTTCTTCTATGCGTTGCCACCACGGGAGACCAGGGCTTGTGTCGCAGTGCTCACCGAGGGTGATGCCATCTGAATCTTCCAAGTGACCTTTTGGATGGAATCGAAGTCGAACCATGATTGTTTCGCGGTCCAGCAAATGTCGATACCAATACCATCCCTCTTCAGTAGGAGGAACTTGGGACCACTCGCCTTTGAGTGATTCGATAAACGGCGTTATTGTGCAATTGCGCTCCGATCCCATCTGTCCATCGAAGCGGCCGAGATCATAGCCGTGCGCAAACGCCTGTTCTATCTTAGTCATGATCCAACCTCTGGAGGGGCTACGTCTTCGATTCGGAGCCACCAAAGATTAGGCGGATAATGATTGGCGCCGAATCCTCCCATGTCCTCCAATTGTCCTGACCTTCCCACCTCAAAGTACGCGCCAGCAAAACCTCCCCGTTCAGACCAATTTCTGTAGAGCCCCACCTCAACTGGTTTCTCTTGTGTCCACTTTGGAGGTTCCATATGGGCAGGCGATGCGATGCCAGCTTTTTGGACGAATGTCTGCCAGTAGTCTTCAATCCATTCGTCGCGCGGGCTTCGATCCTGCCATGTCTCATACATGCCCGTAACGATTTCCTTGAAAGCTTTCTCTAACTCGTTCACTCTTCCCACCTTGCCGTCACTTCAATGACGATCTTTCCTGATGTTGGTCTACCTACCTTTTCTAGGAGGTTTACGATTGACTCACCTGCTACGTTATGCGCGAACTCGTATAGCGGTTCGTAGTTCCACTCGTGCGGCAAGTTGAATTCTCTGGTTACGGTTGCTTCGTTTCCGGTCATTCCAATACCTCTACTGTTACGGTCACCCTCGATCCCCTTCTATTAGGGTAATCGCACTGCCCCAAAGAAGCTTTGTACATTGCGTCCGAAAACATCTTGTTAACCTGCCACGCGTCAACCAAAATATCCCGTCCTACTTCCAGTATCTCCGTTACGATGATTGGGGTCATTGGAAAAATCCCTCTGGTAGAAATAACTTGTCCTCTTCGAACTTGCCGCCGTCTGGCATCACCACATAGCAGTCTGCGCCCGGAGCTAATCTATCTGGCACAGTTTCATCTTGTTTGTAGTCAGGGAGGTATAAAACCTCGCACGGCCATCCAGCGGGTATGAATTTCTTTGGTTCAACCGAATGTACATCAAGCGCGTAAGGCTCAACCAGATAAACGGTGTCGCCGATGTTGAACTTATTTCTCCTCTTGGTCATGGCACCCACACCGTACACCCTACAGGGCTTGACTCGTTGGGGTTGGTCACGCTGGCACCTCGTATCCAGTGATCGGTTCGCTCCGGTCGAATTCATGCTTAAGGCCACAAACCGAACAATGCCCGCGATACGTGACATTGAATTTCCCGCCCCATATTCCGACCTCGTAGTCCTCGCGAAACGTCTCGGTGTCCGCGCCATGCTTCTCGGTGATCGTAGCTCGTAGCTTGTCCCACTCGTCGGCGCTCACTTTGCCGTACTTGGCTCGAATCACGTCCATTGCTTCTTTGTGCGCCTTGACTGCACGGTCGTCGCATCGTGGGCATCTTGCCCAGTTGTCTGCGCTCATCTCTCATCACCCAATAAACTCATCGTTCCCACTTTCTCCTGCCTTCCGCATTTCCTTCACGATCTCCCGCAGCTTCCTGTCCTCTTCTTTTGTGAGGAAGTAGCTGAACTCTTCCCTCTTACTGCCACCTGGGTCTTTTCTCGGCGCCCCGGCACCCTTTCTTTTGCCTCCGTGGCTCTTCCTCACGCATTCTATTCTACCCAGATATAATCAAGTGAACCTATTTACGATTCTCTGAGTGTGTCGAAGTATTCGACTTGGACGGCTTCTAGCATCTCGCGGCGCTTCTTTCGTGCCTCATCCATCGCAATTAACTCTTCAGTTGCCTTCCGAATGTACGTATTCAGAGGCATATTTGCCACTCTGGCAGCGCGCGCCCATCTGTCATGGTCCGATGGGCTCAAGTTGAGTTTGAGGGACGAGGTTTTGGGTTCTTTGGATCGCTTTTCGGGTTGGCTCATTCGTCGTCCTCAGAGCTAAATGCCGCCATGAATTCTTTTCCGTCAGGCAGAGCGGTTAGCGGCCAAGATCCGCGCTTTTCGTCGCCGTCGTAAGCCTCGAATGTGGCGTCATCTAGGTTCAAAATGTACGAATATTCGCCCCTATCTAGGCATTCCAAGACGAATCCTGATTCCAGGGTTTTGTCTAAATCGCCCTGGCACTCCCGAAGCAAGCAATACCAGTCGTCAGTGCTTTGGCGGCTTACTCCCAGATTTGTGTACGGCGCACATTTTACGATCTGCTCAGGCGTCGGCGTCATATCCAGACTTACCACTTGGAGCGCTACAACCAATTCGCGTAGCTTCGGTAGCTGGTTTGCGTACTTCACCGCGAAAGCCAGCACGTCAAGTCCTAGACCGTCTGGGTAGCTATCAAAATGGTTGTAGGCAAGTACGTCTTGCTCGTTGTGCCGAAAACCGAAAGATCCTCTTGTTCCCATCACACCAATTCTACCACGTTTCCGCAGTCCTTGCAATATCTACGGGATATTTTAGGAATATCTCTCAGAGGGTTGCTTTTCTTCGATGGGTCGCGTATGATGGTGGACGTGATGAGCAACGTGACTGTAAAGCGAACCGCTGAATGCGCACCGAATCCTGTGTTTCTGGATGGCGTGGAAATCGGAACCGTCGAATGGACTGGATGCTTCTACACAAAGCGTGGACGCTCTCAGGGCTGGTGGTTTATCACTGGGTCGAGAGACATCAAGTACAAGACGATGAAGGCTGCAGCGGAGGCTCTGGCTAAGTCAATCGGCTAATTTCCCGAACGATCGGTATAGAACTTTGCTTTCGCCTTGCACGCGAAGCGTGATACCTAACTTAACCTAACTGGCACAGTACCAGATTGTCTAAAAGGAACCCCAAAATGACCAAAACTCAACTCGAAAAGGCCAACGCTCAAACGATCTCGGGCGAAGATGCAATGATTTACCTTGACGAAAATTGCGCCCCTTACGCTTCCATGATAAATTTCGATGTCTACGCTGATGGCGTTATCGGATGTCTAAGTTCGAATTTACCCCCGCACGCTCCAGTAAGGCCAACTGAAATGACCACTTCTGAATTGAACATTCCTCTTTCGACCTCATTGGCCGACGCTATGGTCCGCGCTGGCGCTTGCAAGGATTTGAACGATGCCAAATACCTATTGACAATCGGAGCCGTGACCGCCAACGACCTGTTCTTGGGACCAGGGAACGCCGATTACCATGTGATCGAGTTCGTAGGACAGAAAATCAAAGTAGGCGCGCGAGGCTCTTTTGATGTCGTAGACGAACCCATTGCTCCCCCTGAATCTGAACTTGATTCCCTTAGACGTAAGTTCTCAGAGCTTGCCACCCGATTGAGAGAGACCCAGTGGAGCGTCGATGATCCCGTGTTTTGCGACGGCCTGCGCTCTGGTTCCATCTCTGCCGCTGACGCTATCGAAGAACTTCTCTCTACTCCTTACTGGGAAACTAAATGAATAATTTTGAACCTACATATAGAACCTGCACAGGTGAAATCGAGTGTGTCATGGTCAATGGGCGCCTATTTGTTCGCGACTGCCTAACCTCTCGTCGGACCTACAATTTCGTTGTTGGACCATGGGAGGATCATGGAGTGCCCGATGTTGCAGTCCTGAACAAGCGCTGGAAGCGAAAGCAAAATCGCAAGTCCTTTGCAGACGGTTGCATGTACGCTTGCGCCGCCGATATACCTTCAGCTTGGAGATTGCCATAATCCTCTCCCTCTCTGTACTTACTGAGGACACCAAACCATGAACCATCTATCTTGTCCTTTCTGCGGGCACGAACCCGAACTACGAATCGTTGACGGCTGGTATCGAATCACGTGCGACGTTTGCGCATTGATCCACGGATATAGCAATTCATCGGACGAAGCTTGGCGTCTATGGGACCAACGCTCAGAGACTGAACTGATTCGGAAACTACGGGCACTGATCGTAAGCATGAACGCCGAATCACACGAAGGAAAGGGCGAATACTGGGATGGATACGATCAGTGCAAGGACAACGCCGCTTGGCGCATTGGGGAGATTCTGAACGAATTTTCAAAGAGCGACTAACCTCGTTATTTTACCACTTTTGAACCTGAGCCCATAACCTCAGCGAATATTCTCAAGCCTCACGGTTTTCGGATCGTGGGGCTTTTTCTATTTTTCTTTGCCTATTTTTGAAAAACTGCTTGCATCCATCTTGATTACGTGCTACTATATTCATGTCCTCAACGAGAGGGCAGGAGAAATACGGAAATGAATAGGAAGATTGAGACAGAAGTCGAAACTACTTTAACCAACGCGCAAAGCGCATGTAAATGGTGTGGCCACGCAAAAAGGCTTGACCGAGGTGATGTATTTGCTTACGCTTTCGGGGAGTATCACATTGGATGTGCCCGATCATTCATTGAATGCGAAATCCGAAAGGGACGCACCTATATCAAGCGATCGCAGATTAATGAGTTCGACCCAAAATGTGTGATTGACTACGGATGGCTCAAGGAGCGCATAGGAGGAAGATTCGAAAAGGTTCGTATGGCCCTCCGTGAGGATTATCAAAAATGGCCTGTCGTAGTCTTCCATTACGAAAACGTTATGGCCGTTAAGTCTAGGTGCGTCGTATGGACGGAAAAATGAGCCCAACTAAGCGCAAACTTCGATTCGTCCCTTACTCGGTTCAGATCCGAGACTTTCGGAAGTTCGCAAAGGAGCATCTCGGAGAACTTCCGAAAGACACAGACAACAGCTACGTTTTGCACCACATGACACTTGATGAGATGCAAGAGATATTCGACGCGGGATGGTCTGCTTCGGAGGTGCGTCAACGAGACGGCGGAGCAAAGTGCGGCGAATGAACGGGCACGGCGGCAAACGTCCAGGATCAGGCCGACCAAAGGCGACAGTCCGCGAGACCCGATCTGAGATATTTCGGGTTCGATGCACATCTGACGAAAAGACGACACTGCAAGAGATTTGGTCTCAGCTAAAACTCAAATCGGAATTTATCGAAGGGAACCGCGTAGAGATACTTCGCGGGATTCACAAGGGGTTTTGCGCGACTATCAAACTCGTGCGTGACGACACTATCTATCTTGATCTCGAAGGTTTCTCGGGGCCATACCTTGGCTTCCGATCAGAAGACCTGAAACCGTCAAGATAAGAAAGGCCATCCCAACTAAACACGGGATGGCCTTTCTTTTGCCCCTAGAATGCCCGTAGAGGCGTCCTTGCTTAGGTTTGGCACTCAGAACATGCGGGCTATGCGTACGGGTAAGGAACGACGGCGTTCAACTCGTACCCCGTGAAGTCCACCCATTGGTGTCCGCGATTCCAACTGTTTGGGTATTTGTCACTTGGTTCAAGTAACTCCAGCGGTCTTTTGCTCTCAAAATGCGCGTGGTACGAGGCGATGCGCTCGTTTTCTTGATTAACGTATTCGAGAGCCGATTTTCGGGCCTTGTCCTCGGCGTCCCACACGGAAACGATTCTCCACCCGTCATGCTCTTGGATGTCCCGGACAATCCAGATCATTGCTCACTCGCGTACGCAATTGCCTTGTCGAATGCAGCGAGGACGTCGGCTTTGGTGGTGTCATCCGAGTCATTGAACACTGAAATAGAATCTAGTTCGTTGATCTTCCTGATCGCTTTGCGAGCGCTAATATCCAACTTTTCCTGATCCGATGGGCGATCCTTGGCTGAACGGCTGATCGCGCCAATCGCGCAGAACTTCACCGCGCATAGGCTGTCGAATTGAACTCGGTGTCTATATTTATTGCGGGCCATTGCCCCCTTCGTCCACCCTTTTTCCACCAACTCCCTAGCCTTAACTAACACTTCCCTTGTTGCTTCGTCTTTCACTCTTCATCATCTCCGCTTGACGCAAGTATTCCTGCGAGCAAATCCAAAAACCAAAGGCAGACGCTATCGCCCACATGCTTAATTCGATCCCAAGTGCTCATCTTGATTTGCCCCACACTGACCCTACAATGCACGCACAGACGCAGAACAAACACCATGCGACTGTTTTATCGTTGCCAGACATTTTGAGGCTCATTCGGCAACCTCGGGCAGTTCGATTCGGAGCCACTTCGCGCCAAGTAATTCCTTGCCATTGTATGCGTCATCTATCGTTTCGGCGCATGTTCCCCAATCTCCATGATCGAAGTGAAACATGCACATCTCTGGTTGCTTTCCAGGGCGAAGAATCCAATATTGCCCTTCCTCCTTCGGTAATTCATCCGTAAACTTTGACTCTGCGCGGGCGGTTGATGATGCCCACCAACGATCCACGCAACGATTTTCAATCTGGTCTCCATAACAGAATTCCCAGCACTCTTTGGCCCCTTCCCGAAACGCTCGCTCTACTTGATTCACTCTTCCACCTTCTCGCACTCATCCACGTGCCACAACCTAATCTGTCCGTCTATCCTTGCGTGAACATAACTCTCTGTTCCGAAGGTGACTTCCTCCGTTTGTCCCTTGTACTTGCCTTTGATGCAACGTACTTTGTCTCCGCGTTTGAATTTGGGTTGGGTTATGGTCATAGCAACTGCCTCTTGAGAATCGCTCGTTTCCAAAAATGGTCCATAGCGACAAGTTCCCACCCTTCAGCGCCGCATGCGTTAAGTTCTTCGACTGATACGCACGCTGTTGATTCATCGTACCGACCGTAGCCGTCTTGGCCCGCTGGGGTGTATTCGCCTTCGATTTCTTTGTACTCAAACTTCATTTCGTTTCCTTCTCCTGTCTTTCTTTTAGGGCGGCAAAGAGGGCTTCGTTATCCCAACTTAATGGGCTGGCTACTCCTTGAATCGCAAATATCTCTCCGCAGTAAGATGCATTTCCGTCATATTCGGACATCGCATACACTTGATCTAGCGCGGTGTTTGCCAAAGTCAACCGAGTCGTAAGCCTTTCTATGATCTCGTCCTTGTCGGAAATTTCCTCCACCAATCCAGCCGCGTAGTTAATCATATCCATCACTCCACTTCCATCCCGCATAGGTCACACCGCTTTACTGGGATGCCGTGTTCGTTGTTTGTGTCAATACTTGTTTCCTCATGTCGGCACATTTCCAAAAATGCTTCGCGATTAAACTCTAGTCCGCCGAGTTCTCGCTTTGCTTGAAGTATTAGCTCGTCTTGTGCGGCGATTAGCTTTTTAAGATCATCTTGACTCATTTCCTTTCCTTTCCTCCTTCCACTCCTGAAAGGTCTTGCCGCCTAACTCCTTTATTCCCTTGCTTGCGGCCATTCTCCATAACTCGGATGCATTACTAAACCCAAGCTCTCTTTGTTGCTCTTCGAAATACTTACGGTATTCGTCGGTTAGGTGGATTGATTTGAAGGTGCTCACTTGACTTCTTTCTCCTTGCCGCATTTCGAGCACTTGTAAACCGAAACCACGAAAGTGTCAAAAAGGAACTTATGCGGGCCATGCGTACCTTTGACGTCGCAGTCTAACCATTCAGGCATTTCAACGTCCGATCCTGGACAGTCCATGTACGCGTCGTGATTTTCTACGCGTACTGGCGACAAAGGCAAGAAAGCCCCACAGGTGCAATGCATACGGTAAGGTCCGTCCCACCCAATAGCTGCCTCGATGTCGCGTACGGAGCATCCTGGAGGCAAATTAGACCCACCACCGAAGTTCACTTGACGCCTTCCCATTTGTTGCCTATGACCACATAATTGGCCCAAACAGTCGGGACCCAAGTCAACGGATTTTCTTCGCAGATGTCAACTCTGAAATCTTCTGTTTCCGCGAAATGCCGAAGCACATCCCCCGTCCAAATCAACTGCCCGTTCTTGTCGGCAATCTCCGTGCATGCGGAGAGTTCGCAGTTTTCAAAATTCCATATCTCAAGCGAATATTCTTTTCTTGATGCGCCTGGTCGCTCGAATCCCCTAATCGCCGGATTCCACGCCCTAAACTTCGTCGGGAACCTCATTCCGAAACCTCCCATTGAGCGATCTCGATTAACTCATCACCTCTGACCCAGTAATCGAACTGACGCCTTAGCCCGTCGCGCTCGGCAATTGCGGACGCCTTCTTCTCAGCGAGGTCAAACGTTTTCGTGACCGCCACGATGGTTGATGTCTTGTCGGGATACGTCCGATTCACTAAGTACACCCTCACGCCTCTTCCCCACTTGCCAAGGCTTGACCGGAATCTTCCGATTCATAGCCAGGCATTGGTATAACCACTCCATTAGCGTCCATTTCTTCGCACTTAACGCATACGGCCAACATGAACGCATCAACCCAAGCTCCAAAAATAGCTTCACCTGTCGGCCATTCCACAGTGTACGATCCTGGAGCACATTCCCAGAACTTCCAAAACGAGTTCCGCATGACGTCAACTTCTTCGGAAAACGTTCCTATGCGTGACACGAGTGATCTTTCGATGTGGTTCGGAATAATAGATCCGGCGATGCGAGTTTTTACTAATATCGCATTTGGTCGCTCAACTAGATTCAAAGCGCATTCACCCATAAGCGCCGCGAGTTCGCGTTTCCCCGACGCTGGGGGAAGTTTCCGCATCATGGGCAATAACGCATCATACGCAAACGCCGCTTCTCGCTCAGACGACCACGCAGGCCAAGCGATCTCAACTGGGTCAGAATCGAAGTCCGGAACGTGAAGCCAATGTGAGGGTTCGTTTCCGGGTTCATTTACGATCAAAAGCGTATGCGGTTTCATTTCTCATCTCCTGACGCCAAGGCTTGACTTAGAGCGTCGATTAACTCGCGGACCTGTTGCGGAGAGGGGTTGGCCATCACGTCCGATTGCCGATCCTTGTCGTTTGCCCACAGGAATATCCCCTCTTTGCCTGAACTTACATGCAACTCTGTGTTGTCATCGAAAAGTAGCTTGATCGTTTCCATTTAAGCCTCCATCTCAATCAACTCATGAACAAAGGCAAGCGTAGCTTGCCACGCGGCAGCGGCATCGGCATAGGCAGCGGCAGCGGCAGCGGCATAGGCAGCGGCAGCGGCATCGGCAGCGGCAGCGGCATAGGCAGCGGCAGCGGCATCGGCATCGGCAGCGGCATAGGCAGCGGCATCGGCAGCGGCAGCGGCATCGGCATCGGCAGCGGCATAGGCAGCGGCAGCGGCATCGGCATCGGCTCGCGCCTTTTGGGCGCTCACTTTGTCCGTGATCGGATCAAACGCGGCAAACTTCTCGGCTAAATCCTCTCGACCGATCCGCTTGAATCTCCGAACAGCAACCTCACGAACCGCCCAGTCGGCACACCTGTAGATTCGCTTCACCTCCAGTTCGTCCGATTTTTTGGACAAGTCAAGCAAAACAAACTGCTTCAATTCTTCGCGCTGCTCATCCGTGCATCGGTCGTTGATGACGTGCAAAAACCTCGAAAGGCATCGCGAGTCGCCTTTCGGGAAATCCGTCTTGACTTCCGGAAACCATCCGCACAGCGCACCCACTTGCGCTCGCAACTCCATCACGCACACTTCACACGGTTCGGCTAAGTTTTTACCGAACGTACTTCCATGTGCCCCTTTCGACAACACCGCCGACTCCACGAGCTTTCGCCCTACTTCGCAAACTTCACGCTTCGTTTCCATATCTCCCTAAGTATATCACAAACTATCAGTTAATGATATAGGTTTTTGTGGGGTTGATCGGAGTGCGGCGACCTGAGAGTCAAGTGCCGCGTTCTCGTCTGGATTTCTTGTGGTCCTCGTGGCATCGGCCCAGGTTCGTTTTTGGGCGGGCGTCCAGTCTGATGGGTGGGTCGCCCAATTTTCGGAACCGGCCACCACGGCTGATCGGGAGAACGTGGTCATTTTGCTTGGGCACCCTGAAGAACTTGCCGACACATCAGGGGGCGCGCTTTAGCGCACCCGCATACAGTCCTTAAAGAGAGAGTATATAAGCCCCCTTTAGGGGGGCTTACTACCGCGCGCGCGTACGCATACGCGAGGCTGTCCGGCTTTGTCCGGTTACTGTCCGGTTCCAATTTGAACCTAAAATCACATCTTGTCCGGTTCTGTCCGGTTGTTGTCCGGTTACGCATTTTCGCCTCCAAAAAGTCTGTCCGGTTGTTGTCCGGTTGTTGTCCGGTTGTCCTTCCCGAAGTTCTTGAGCTTGTACCGAGGGGGCAAATCCTTGCCGTCCCAGTAGATCAAGCCCGTCAAACTCTGGCTCTCTCGCTTGCACGCCTTGCGGATCGTGTCGGCGTTGTGGTGGGGCATGTAGCCTTGCTTCAACTCCGTTGGCGTCCACCACTCTCTGTCTGGGTTCTGCTTCATGACGAGCAACACGATGGAGATCGTATCGTCACCCGCCTCAAATCCTGACCGCCTCCAATCGACAACGGCGCTGCCGTCATGCCCGGTGATCGCAAATGCGAGCGGCGAGAATGGCGGGACGTCCTTTGACTTGTAACAGTGGATTTCTCCTGTCTTCTGGTTTTGGTCCAATGACTGCCGGATAATCATATCCATGTCACCGTGATAGGCTGACGCTCCTCTAGGGTTATCGCCTACCCATCCTTGGTGATGCACAAGACCCGTAGAGCAGCCAAGTAGCTCGCCTACCTGTGCAACGGTGTCGCACACGATTGCGGCGTCTGAATTGTCAGTTTCTTTGCTCCCGAGAGCGGCCTTATTTAGAGTATCCAAAATCACAACGTCGGGAACCCATCCGTCTTCTGTGATCTCCTTGGCCATTACCAGTATCGAGCGATCATGGTTAAGGTTGAACAATTGCGGTACATCTAAGATCATCCGGATATTGTCTTTAACTGAATCATGTGTGATCGCATTCCAATTAAGGTTAGCCGCGAGACGCCTTGGCATCCCGAACTTTCCTTCACCCGTACAGTACAAAACCTTTAAGGGCTTTACCGGGTCGAACGTACATGCCCACGTAGTTCCGGACGCCATAGCCACCATGAGGTCAACCGCAGAAAACGATTTACCGCACCCAGGAGGGCCAAAGAGCATCCATCTGTCTTGAACTCCTAATAGTCCTTTGACTAACATGGGCTTCGGAGGCATTGCGAGAAGTTCATCGAGGGAATACAGCCGGAACCGTCTAGCGGGGGCGTCTGTTGCTGCCTCTGTAACCGGGCCAATTACTTGGGGGGGTTGTTCTCGTTTTTCTCCGTATCCTTCTTTTGCGAGTTGGGAGGCCGCTTGCGCTGGATCACCCCCGTGGTTCAAGATGGCGTAGGCATAGAACTTGCTATACACGCCGTCTACTTCGAGTGGGTAAGCATTGCTTGTGAAGACCTTCAAAAGGTCCTTACCCCACCCGTTACCAGTTGTGGCGCTTGTGTGCTTCCCGGTCTTTCCGGGACGCCGCCACAACTCTCGCGGGCCTACGCATCCTATTCTTTCCCATCCGTGGGGCTCAAGAACTTCGGACCACGTAGACCGTTCATTGAATTCATCGCCCGGACGTTTACCGGCCACGCCGTTAGCTACCGGCTGTGGGTTGCGCACGTCTTCTGCGACTTCATCAAGTAGTTTCGCCGCATAGATCAAGGCGTCTCGATCTTCTGCGGAAATCGTTGGGATCTCGGATAGTTTCCGATGGACCATTTCGTAACCGGGTGAAGGATAGGCGACGATATATCCGCCTTCTCCTCTGGTTTCGATGGCTATTTCAGGCTTTCCGTCTTCTTTGTATCTTCGCGCAAGCTTTTGGTTTGACTCTTTGTTAGTGGCGCGGTAGATGATGTGGAACCCGCCTGATGGGGTTCTCTGTCGTACAAGGCTGTTTAGTAGCTCCTCGTGTCCATTGTCGATCAAGACTGACTGCCATCGCTCAAAGAATCCAGGAACGTCAAAATCAAGGACTTCAAGATCACCCGACACATGACCGCAAATCAGGGCGATGCGGTCCGCGTGCTGGAAATAATGGGCGACTTCATCCGAAGTCATGCGGGCGCTTTGGTAGGGTTTCCAAGAAAGGCTTTTCCCTTCCGCGTCTTTAAGTGCCGGATGCTTGTCTGAATCTACGGGGATGACGGAAACGCCGTGCCTCTGAGTGAGGGCCTTGGAAATGGCGAGAATGGTTGGGGGTGATTGGCTCACTTGACATCCTCGCGCTCTTTCCACATTCTAAGGTTAATTCCAATAGATCGAACAAGAGAGAAAAGGCCCTCGAATCCATCGCCCTTCGCGGCGTCTCGATGGGTATGGGCGAGAGCATTGAGCATCAAAACAGGATCTCCTTTGTCCGATTTCGCGGTATTGCACCTGACGCACAAGGTTATCCCGTTCAGTATCTCAGTTGGACCCTTGGATGCGTGAGGAACGATATGATCCGCAACAAGCTCGTCGCTTTCTGGAGTTGCCCCACAAAGGAAGCAGCGAACCCGGTCGCGCCGAAGAATCTCCATGCGCTCGTGTGGCTTGAATATTCGTAATGGGTCCTTTTTGTCCGAGAACCCCCCCCTGAATCCAAGCCTTCCGTAGCCTCCCTGAACGGGCCGAAGACAATAGGCGCATTTCAGAACGAGCGCGCCTGTATCTTCCCGGAGGTCAAAAAATATCTCAACGGCACCTGCCGCGCAGGCTTCGCATTCGGGAATGTAATCGTCCGCTTGCCGTTGCCGGATCATCGGATACTTGGAGGTGACGATGAACTGGCGCTCTTCGTTTTCCCAAGCTTTCTTTCCCTGCGTGTTCGTGTAGGATTTGAGGCCACGAACCTTCTCGTGTAGCTCCATCACGAGAAGGTCACCTTCGGGCACGAAAAAACCCTCGGCGGCGGCGCGGATGAAGCCAGGCCCAATAAAACCTGATCGCAACCGCCAACGAGGGCGACGTATGAACTATGGACGCTTTTCATGGCTATTGGGTTCTTCGGCGCGGGCTTCACTTCGCGCATCCCGAGAAGAGGGACAGATACAGAATATCCTATCTTGGGTGGGTGGTGCAAGGTGGTTCGGAATCCCCTAACAATTTCCTAAAAGTTGGAGGATTCCTGATGATCTTACTTCTCGCTGAACCCAATCACGTCAGCCGGGATGCTCCGCTTGGCTTGCTGGGACACCTGCAATTGGACCTTGACGGTTCGAAGTATCTCCCGTGCCTGAGTGGCGACAGAATCGCCTTGTGCGGGCTGCATTGACCCATCCTTGATCCCGTTGAGGGTTTCCCATAGTGCTTGCTTGAGGTTAGTTGCTGTTAAGTCTTTCATATTCTCGTTTCCTTGTTTGGCTCTTGTTCAGTGTCCCTTTCGCGATTGCGCGGTCTACTTTTTCGACGCGCTCCGCTACTTCAGTTTCGAGGTTAATCAGCGCGATAGCGGCCTCGTAAAATTCTCCGTAGAACTTCTTCGCGCGATACATTTGGTCGTATTCTGATTTGTATTCCTTGTACTCTGGTCTGCGGCAGTATTCGACGTGCTTATGCATATTCTTCTGCCTGATTTCTCGCTCCTTCTCCCTATTTGCAGTTCGCTTGTAATACTCAGCTTTCTTGATCTTTAGCTCTGAGGCTTTTTCTTTACGTCGCTGCTCATCGTAAGCCTTTTTCTTGGCCTTGCGTTCTTCTTCTGTAGGTGGATCGCGAAGCCTATGGGATAAGCCTGCGCATTTAATGCCACAAAACCTAGGGGCTCCGATTCGTTCGGCGCGGTTTAGATCGCCAACGCGGCATAAAAACTCCTTTCCGCATTGAGGGCAAATGGCCGGATGCCTATAACGTTGCGTGTGGCCCTCTATCATGATTTGCACGTCCGGTAGATCGCGTAAATGATCGAAGCCACGAACGCGATGAATAGAATGAACAGTGCCGTCTTTCCGAGTTGAATCAGGACTTGATCGTACGTCACAATTTCCCTCCGCAATGCGGGCAAGTCCTCTCGCTCATCAACTCGCCGTGACGATTCCGTAAGACCTTGATTGATCTGGCAGAAGGATCACGAGTCAAGAAGCCCTTTCGGTGAAGTGCGTCGAGATGGACAGTGACGCCGCGAAGTGATGTAACTTTCAACGGCTCCATAAGTTCGCGAATAGTTGGCGGTCTACCTTTCTCTTCTTGGAAGTCTATAAGGTAGTCGAGTAGGTTGGCTTGTTTGAAGGTTAATGACTTCATTGTTCTTTCCATCCGTCCATTAATTCTTTTTGCCTATTAAAAAGACAAGACCTACGCGCCTTCCTGCAAAAATAGTAGAGTCCGTCTGCGCGCTCTGATTCAACGAACATGAAATACTCATCGTCGCCATTGCAGCATCCACATTTTGGGTCAGGAGGAAACTCTGACGCCCATGCGTTATGCCATTGCGCGTCTGTCTTTGGGCCGTATTCTGCGAGGACACGTGTCATCATTTCTTGTCTGGCTACCCACATAGCCGCATCGTCCATATGGGCAAATGACTTCACGACTCTACTTGTTCGGATGTCGAAATCGTCCACTCCCGTTTGAACTTCGACCGCCCTTTCGTGGGTCACGTAATGCCTTCGGACTGTTCGCGCTTCGTAGTTAGCTTCCTTCATTTCCTCAGCCTCCTTCCGAATTCTGCCATAAGAATTGCCTCTGCAAGGTCCGGCTTATCCACCCGCGAGTTTGGAGTGGCAAGCAAACTAACTTCGGGGTACAGAGCCTTGCAGCGGGCGACACTGGCCTCCTTGATTTCCTTCACCGATTGTTTCGCCGATCCTCGTTTCGCGTTCAGGCCGAACTCCTTCTTCCAAGTCTGAGGTTGAACGATCTCGTGAGGGATATGCTTCATCATCAACATGGCGAGTATCATCCCCCAATTTACACCGCTTGTCATGGTCGCTACCGATGACTGCCCAGGTCTGTTGCCTATCTTTTCGAGTACAACTAGGTCGCATAGTGAAAGATAGTTCGCGATCTCTTCTATGTTGGGGTGACCGTCGATCATCGGCATGGGTATGACGAATACTTTGCCGTCCGTGATGACTGCCACGGCACCTGAATTCCCAGGATCTATGGCTCCGACTGTCATGATAGTCCTATTTCCTTCGCGTCTTCTGATCGCGTGGCAATGAACCACTGTCGCATAGCGTTCGGGTTCTCGTGGGCACAGGTATGGTGATGCCTACATAAAGCAACCCAGTTGGCCGGTACGTGTCTTAGTTCTGGATGCGAAGCTTTGGTTCTAATGTGGTGGAGGTCAACGGCGGTGACACTGAACCCTTCTTGTTCGCATAGCTCGCAAAGTAAGGTTCGCTTTTTGAGAGTCTTTCTATCCTGTGCGTCTTGAGCCCGTCTATTCTTGGCTGTGCGGGATTGGCTTAGCTTATTGAGTGGGGATTTTTTCATGCCGTCACCTTGAGCAGATTCGCATGGACTGGCATTGGGGCTGAGGCGGCAAATATTTCATCACCCTCAAACGGCTTGATGAATACCGGCTGAGTTTGGGAGAGCAGGCCGATTTCACACTTCTCGGACTGTATCGCACTGAGGGCTGAAGATATATTTTCTGGATTCATGAAAACATGCGAGATGCCTCCCGATGCCTCCACTTGAACGAACGATTCAGAAGAACCGAGCCTTTCGCTATGACCAGTGAAGACGCGTAGCTGATTATTGACTACCTCTAGGCCAACGCTCACAGGGCCGTATAGATTCGCGCTACGTACTGCCGATGCTAACTCTTCGGTGTTCGCGATCCATGTCGTTGGCGACTCGGCGCGGATGCTCTTTTCGAAAATTGGCATTCCGCACGGGATTCGACCTGTTACAACTCTGAATCCATCGCCGACAAACTCGACCCTCCCGGAATGCAATCGGACCCTCACAATCTCAGCGTCGGCGGAAAGATCAGAGACAACCTTTAGCCCTTCAGGATATAGGCCGATGTCTCGTCTGCCTGCGGGAAATTCCGTGCTGAGCTTCGAGCGCATAAGAAATCGCCCGTTGAATCCTACTGCGTGCTCTTCTATCAGATAGATTCCGCATTTCGAAGTAGGGAGACCCGCCACGAGGTCAACACAATCTTTCACGAGAAGCGCCCGTCTAATATCAGTGCCAGTGATATCCATTTCTTCCTCTGGCGTAGAAAGATATGCGTAGTCAGGGAATGATTCAACCTCCTCATTTATCGGCAGCCGAAACAACGAATTCCCAGAATAAACACCGATTTTGTGCTTTTCTGAGGCGATTTCCACGGTGTCAGATTCAAGAGAGCTGAGTCCTTTATGAAAATCGGAGGCGCACACTTTGAACGCCTCAAATTCGAACCGCCCTTCAATCGTGCGCCCAATATACAGAGTATCTTTGCTGCCCGCAATGGTAAGCCCAGCGTCACATGGAGAAATCATGAAGTCCGTGAACTTAGAGTTTGTCGCCTGCAATGCAGATTTCGACGCCGCGAAAATCTCTTTGCGATTCAAAACAATCTTCTCTGCCATCACAGTCTCCCCTCCGCAACCGCAAGCCTAATTTGAAGGATGGCTACTTCGCATTTGTGGGGAGTGAAGAGTTCTTTTTCATCTTGCATTTGAACTTTGGTGATCGTGATTTCTGATTCTATGTAAACAACCGTCGTTCCGTCATCACGAGTCTCTTCGCGTTCTGATTCGGATTCCTCCACCTCTTCGTTGAATTGGATTTCGTACGGCATTGCTCCCATCCTCCGAAGGAAGTCAATCGCATCCATTGGAGATTTGTGAAGGAGTGCGCGTTGAGCGGTTGGGCTGAGATCGGGATCGGTCATACATTTTCCTCGCTTGATTCGGTTACGTCTTGGTATTCAAGACAGAATTTGAGTAGATCGACGTCCAATGGGCGGTTTTCTGACTTTCCGACGAGTCGCGCAAGCTTCAGAACGCTTCGAATATCACGACCAGAAAGAGGCAGGTTTACCGCGTGGTCGATAACCTCTCGCGATAACTCGACGCCCAACGCTTCGGCCTGAACCTTGAGGATAGTGCGCCGATCTTCGATATTGGGAAGTCGATACCGAACGTGCGCGGTCAACCGAGACAGGATCGCATCGTCAACCGTCGTGGCGCGGTTCGTTGTCAAGAATAGGAAGCCGTTGTAATACTCAAGGGTGCGCAGGAAGACGCCAACGATTGCGTTTTGTTGGATGTCCTCGCCACGAGTCCGCACATAAACGTCTGACTCGTCAATAAGCATCACCGCCCCCCATCGTGAGGCCCTAGCGAGCACTTTGCCGAGTCGTTCCTCTATCAGTTCCTCTTTGGTCCCCAGTTGGCTGCATTGGACGCTATAGAGGGGCTTGTGAAGTAGCTCGCTCGTGACTTCGGCGGTCAATGTCTTGCCGACTCCTGGAGGGCCTGAAGCGAGAACAATCACGCCGCCCGACTTGCCCGCGATGATGTCGGCCATGTTGTTACCCGTGTTTTCGATAAGGAGTCGGATTAACCGTTTGTTCGCCGGAGGAAGGACCAACTTATCGTTGATGTCGTCAGACCACCGGTAATCAGTTAAGTTGTCAACATGCATTTCCAGCCAGCGATGGGTTCGAAGGCTAAAGACATACAAGAACGGATGCGTAGGGACTTCGTACGGAACTTCCTCTACTTCATCGTCTGTCGTCTTGCTCCAGAACTTCATCGCGACTGATTCAGACTTTGAAGTGCTGCCGCGCTTACGATTCTCCTTCAGTTCCGGCGTTTCTTCATCAAGCACGATCTTTGTCGATTGGCCGTCAACGAGTTGCGCCTCTCTGACGTATTCCCAACTTGTCCCGTCCATTCGGAGTCCGCTTCCCTTCGCGAGCATCTGAACGCCTACGAGTTTCCGCAACTTGAGATACTTACTAACCTGCTGACGATATTCCTTCACGAGAGCGTCGTCTTCGGCAACGAGGTTTTTCTCGCCAAGTAGGTCGTAAATCGTCTTCCCGCTGATGTCCTCCGTTGACCATTTGAAACTTCGTGAAGTCTGTCCACTGTGAGAGTAGGCGACCATCGTCAAGGTCGCGAACGCTGGATTATCGCGTTCGCCCTTGCTGTACTCGCTACTCACCGTGAAGTAAGGAACGAGAATTCCGTCCTCTTGAGCAAAGAACCATTTATTGGGCGCGTCCTTTAGAACCGATCGCATAAGCGTAGGAATGTTCTCAAGTTTGCCGATCTTGGCGACCGGGTTGGACATGAGTCGCTGATATGTGGTCACCTTGCGCCTAACTAAGTCACTGCCGTTTTCGCTTAGCCACGTGACGCCTTCTTCAGCGAGCGCGGACAGGTCAATGGTAAGGTTTTCGTTGTATCGGGCCTCAAATGCCGCTCGGTGACGCACTGCGACGTTTCCGTCCGCAAGCAATTGGTTGGCCTGGGCCTTCGTGATGACGGCTTGCATTATTCTTTCCCCATCGCGTCTACACGCTTCTTTAGGTTCCTCGCACAAACGTTGTAGTCGTCTGCGATCTGCTGGACTGTCTCTCCCGTACGCACTCGGTTCCAGTACCGATCACGCAGGGAGATTTGCTCTTGAATCGTGAGCTTCCGATATTTCCGCTTGGGAATCTGTTCGTTCTCCATCGGATTCATAATATCACGGATCGCGGAAACAAAATATGAAAAACTCTAAAAAAGTTCACCATTTTGTCGCGGGACGTGATATTATCCTTACATCGGCAAGACCGATAGGAGAAACATGGAAATCACAGTAGATCGAACGTACAAGCCCGGTTGCGGCTATCGAAACCGAAAACAGGACCGGCGAGAGTCAAGAGGAAAGGTGCAAGCCCGAAGTTTCAAGGTTTGGTTTCGGACGTTCGGTATCTGTGCTCCGTTGGAGGGCTGGAAGTGAAGGCGATTATTGAGGTCAGCCGATGCAACCCAAGGTACAGGGCGCAAGTGAAAGCCCCGTCTGGTGTTTTTGCCGGACACGGCTTCGGTGGATCAATCATCAAAGCCATTGACGATGCAGTGAACATCGCTCGCGGTCAGGGGTATGACCAGCCAGTAACCGTATTCACTGAGGGAACGCGTGACGAGTACATCGCCGAGTGCAACGCCGAGAAGTGCCACAAGATCGCCATCGACATCACTGAGTGCGAGCGCATGTTGCTTGACTTATACCAAAACGCATGGCAGCAACTTCCGCCAAGGCCACGCGCGATCATCTACGACGCATGCGGTCAGATGCAGAAGTTTATCAAAGAACTTCACGAGGAAATGAAGGCGATGGGCTACCTCTACGACGACGAAACCGAATCGGCTATCAAGATTGAGGAAGAGAATGTATAAACCACCAACCAAAGAAGAGTTTGAGGCGATGACTCCAGAAGGTCAGCGGGTCGCGATTGCGAAAGATGTTTTGGAACTTCTAGAAAGCGAAAAGCTTATCGCAGAGTGCGGTACATACCTTGAAACATCTAGATACGCGGCCTGTACCGTAGAACAGGGAGCGGAGACAATCCGAATTGGTCAACCGTGTACGGTTTGCGCGGTCGGAGCATGGGTTCTGGCGAGACATCGAATGGATGGCGCGCACCTAGAAGAAACGACACTACCGACCCAAGATGAAGACGCACTAAATATGATGGAAGCTCAGTTTGAGGCGTTCAACGATCATGACGAATGGTATAAGGCTTACCCCGTAGATAACGACCGCCTGCGCGCTATCTACGAAAACATCATTCGAAACAACGGAACGTTCGTAGCCTATGACCTCGGAGTAACGCCATGATATGCACCAAATGTCACCAAGAATGCGCTACCTACTCTGTACCGTTCAGTGGAGGTGAGGCCGACGAAGTTCTGTACGATAACTACTCATGGTGCTGTGATGGAGAAGTGGAGGAAGAGTGATGGGATTTATTAAGCTGACGCACGCAGAAAACGGAAGGATGCTTCAGGTTCGCGCCGACCTTATATCGCAGTTTGGGCCAACGCTGAACCCGCTTCACGCGAATGCTTGGCTTCGAATCGCTGGGGAGACTGACGAATTCTTGGTCAAGGAATCCCCCGAAGAGATCCTAGCTCTAATCAAGGCAGAAGAAGACCGAGAGTTGAGAGATAGGTTTGCGATGGCGGCACTACAAGGCCATTTGGCTTATCCAGGGGATTGCCTTCCGAGTCAGGTAGTCGAATCAGTGATGACGTATGTTTCGATGATGATGAAGGCCCGAAAGTGAACAACTGCCCCGAATGTGGAGGAACAGGATGGAAACCCACAGAAACGATACTAGAGCCAAACGGAGCGGCGCATCTACTGCTAAGGCGTGCCGGGTATTGGGACAAAGACGGGAAGCCTTCGGACACGTTACTGCTTGACTACTTCTTTCAAGTTTTGGATGAAGAGGATCGGAAGGAAGTAGAGGCTTATTTGTTGACGGATGAGGACGCGCGGAAGAGGTTGGAGGAGATAGGGAAATGACAATTAGCTTTTCTTTTTCGATTCACTGGAAGAATATCAAACTTTTCAGAAGGTGTGAACGTTGCGAAAAAATCATGTTCGTATCCATCGATCGCGGGTGGAATGATTGGGGGTCAGAAGAAACGATAACCTACAGAGAATGTAATGAGTGCCACCAAAAGTCAGTGGAGTATAGGGAGGCGCAGTGGGACGAGCTATGGAGTGGTTGCAAATGACCCTCCTAGATAAGATCGCTCCCTACATGGATGAACCCCAAGTAACAGAGCGAGATAACGAAGTAAGACCTACGCTTGTGTTCGCTGTTTGGGCTTGTTTGATTGGATTTTGCTTGACGGTGGGTTCGATGGTTGGGATTTGGGTCTGGAGTTTGATGAAATGAGAAAGGCTGAATCGGAACGAATTCAGTGGCTCACGGAAAGGCGGTTTTACATTGGGGCGACCGAAGTCGCAGCAATCCTGAACATCCACCCCTACTCTTCGGCTCATTCGGTTTGGCTTTCGAAGATGGGGCTCTCCGAGAACGTGAGCAACATTCCAATGCGGGCAGGTACCTACATGGAGGGATTCATCTCTCAGGAATTTGCGTCCGGAAACTTCAAGGGGTCTTACTTTCTGAAAGAGCTGAAGACTCGCGTCATTAAGAGCAAAACGTACCGAGACGCAAGATTTCCGTTCCTGGGTTGCAATCCAGACCGGGAGATTATTGGTATCAAATACGAGGGGAAGAAACTCCGCGTAGCTCTTGAGTGCAAACGCGTCGGACATTGGGCAGCGCGAAACTTCGGCCAAGATGGTTCCGACCAAATACCGATGCAGTACATGACTCAGATCATGTGGCAAATGCTGATCGGGAAGTTTGACCTCGTGATTCTCGCTGCATTGATTGATGACCGCGAGATTAAGACGTACGCCTACACCTTCAACCCCGAATTAAGCGCCTTTGCCCACGTGTTCCCGAAAGAGGACGCAGTGGCGGCCTGCAACTTCTGTATCGCGTGGTGGAAAAAGCACATCGAACTCGGGCAAGAGCCACCGTTGGCCCATCAGGATTGCGATACCCAGTGGAGTCAATCTGAGAGGGCTTCGTATGACAACGGACAGCTTTGCTGCGCTGATGAAGAGACGTTCAAAGTTGTCCAAGAACTCGCGGTGGCCGTAAAGGCAAAGGCCGAAGCCGAGCGAATCGAAACGGACCTTAAGAACAAAGTCCGACAATTTATGCTGAACGAAAAGGCTTCCGAGATGGAAGTATCAATTGACGGCATTCCCGAGAAGTTCACCTACAAAACCAACGCGAAAGGTGTTCCCGTGCTGGTCACTCCTTTCCGATCCAAAAACGCCTGAAACAGATGTCAAACCTACCAAACAAAGAGGCGATTCCGCCCGCAAAGGTCCTTCAGGATCTTCTCGTTTCTCGCTCGAAAAGCATCGCCGCCGTGGCCGCGAAAGGGCTTGACGCTCAACGCGTAATCAAGATCGTCTTGGGTGCCGCGATGCGAAACCCGACACTTTTGCAGTGTGAACCGAATTCCGTCCTTCGTTCCGTGATTCAATCCGTCGAACTTGGGCTAGAGCCCGGTGGAGCACTCGGAGAGGCCCATTTGGTGCCGTTCTGGAACAACAAGAAAACCTGCTACGAGTGTCAGTTAATCATCGACTATAAGGGCATCGCGGCGTTGATGTACCGGTCTGGCCTCATTGACTTCATCACCGCTGAAGTGGTGTACGAGGGTGACGAATTCGAGTACGAGTTAGGGCTAGATCCGAAACTGCGTCATGTTCCGATGGACGAAACCATAGACCCTAAAGCGATCACCCACGCTTACATGGTAGTTGGGATCAAGGGCGGCGCAAGATCATTCAGGGTCATGACCCGCCGAGCCATCGAACGCATTCGGAACGAATTCTCGGCAACGGGCAAGGACACTGCGAAGTATGGTCCGAAGGGTCCCTGGGTTGACCACTACGCAGAGATGGCAAAAAAGACCGTTCTGAAAGGAGGGTCAAAACTCCTTCCGAAGTCCATCGAAGTGGCGCGACTTGTTCAGTTTGACGATGCCGCAGAAACCGGGGATTGGTCGGCTATCGACTTCGATTCACCCGACGCGTTACCCGAGAATGCCGAAGCGGTTGGATCAACCACTACAAGCCAAGTTTCGAAGACTTCCGACGCGATCAAAAAGGCCGTGATCGTCACAAGCCAAACGTTTGCCGAGCAAATCGGAATGGACGAAAGGCAAGAGCAGGAATTCAGAACCGCATGTCAATCCGATGACATTGACCCAGACAAGGTTATCAGCCAAGCGCAATTGTCAGGTGTGCAAACGGTTGAGGCCCTATATTCCCTGCTTCGCGAATTGGTGATGGCAGAATGAGGTTTCTCGCTCTTGATTGGGAGGGAAGCCACAAGAACCCTCAGCTAGGATGCCCAGTTCAGTGCGGCATCGCCCTAATGGAAGACTCAGAAGTCATCGCATCCGATGAGTGGATTATCCGACAACCCGTTCACTACAAAACCGGTAAGCCTACGAAGGAGGTAGACGCGAACGCGCTGGCAATTTCAGGGATCACGTTGGAGCAAATGGAGCGGGAAGGATTGACGCCTTTGGAGTCATGCAACCGTCTTGAGAAGTTCGTGCGACAGAATGAAGCGAGAAGCCTGCGTGTTTTGACCTTCAACGCCTCGTACGACCTCGCAACGTATCGGAACCACCTATTTGACGGGGGAGGATGGCATGCGACCGAGAGAGGCGTTTTTTCGCCCTACCCTGAGATTCTGGGAGCTACGTGGACCTGTATCATGGCGACGGCTCGGCATTTGGTGAACATTCCGAAATATTCGCTGGATTCGGTCGCGGAACATTTGGGGATGAGCAGGGAAACGGAAATTCACGGGGCGCTAGAAGACGCTATCCTCGCGGGTCGCTGTTACGTTGAAATGCTTTCGCGATGCAAGGTGACTTCATGACCAAACAAACCCCCGTAGCTCTAAAAGAATCCCCTCATGTCTGTATAGGACTCGTAAGATGGTGCGAGAACGGGAGGGTGTGTATCGAATCAGGGCGAGTGTTTTTCGTTGATGAGTTGGTGGAATATCGGCCGGCGAGTATTCAGGATCGCATTTCAGAGTGGCAGTTGCGCACTTTCGGAGAGAAGGACGAGAAATCAATCCCGCGAACGATACGGAAACTCCACGAAGAATTCAACGAATTCGTGTGCGCCTGCGATGCGTCCGACGAATCGGAGATGAAAAAGGAAATGGCAGACTTATCAATCGTCCTCTACTCTTTGGCAAATAGGTTGGGTTTTGACCTTGATGAAGCAGTGCGGGAGAAGTTTGCGGAAGTGGAGCAAAGAGCGGACCAGGTAGAGCGGGATGCCGCGAGGGGTATTCGATGACATACAAAAAAACGAACGATGGCGAAGCGTACGAAGTTCGAATCGGCAAAACAAAGCTGATCGGTTTTGTGAGGCTTGGAAACCACGGTTGGCAGTGGAAACTTGAAGGCGGCGAATGGTATGACCGGCCACGAAAGACGCGGAAGGATGTAACCCTTGATCTTAAATACGCATTCAATAACAGGGCGGTGAAATGATGGGCGTAGAATGGTCATCCGCCGAAGCGATTAAGGCCGCTTACGAAGAGGGACTAAGTATGGACGGCTGTTGCGAGCGCGATAACCCCTCAAATTGGGAGGCATCGTCGGCCAAAGCCAACCTCTCTAAGGCTATGCAGTTGAGGCCGATGGAGGAAGCACCAAAAGACATGAAGATCATTCTTCTACTGATACCAGAAGAATACAGCGTTGATGGCGTTCCGATTTGGTGCACTGGATACAGATCACTCATGCAAAACCGATGGCAAAGCGTGCAAGGTGACGAACTTTTCCCGTCTGGGTGGCTTCCACTTCCTCCGACTGATTTGGAGTGTAAATGAAGATCCGTGGGTCAGACATAGGGCTTGCGATTGCCGTCTGTGCGGTCGCTGTAGCTACTTGGGTTGGGTGTTCTAGGGGGAAGACGGAAGTCAAGGAAACGCCGAAGACTCGAAAGGGGATGGCTTACGGAGTATGGGGTTTCCGATGGGCGGTGATGGAAAAGTGACGCCGATTGGTGGGCTTCAACTCACAGTAGAAACGATCATCGAAATGGATAAGATCGCCGCTGACGCATTGGAGGAAATCGCAGAGATGTTGGCGGGAGGTGAAGCGACATCGCACGGAATTGCTCTTGTGATTAGGGATGCTTTCAAAAAGAGATCGCAGATTGTGGGGGACATTTAATGAACGAGAAAACAGAACTTGATTTGAGTGCGAAGCCTGCGTGGTTGGAGTTGCCGGACAAGCGGGAATATTGGTGCTGCTATGGAGAATCCAGACCAACGAAAAGATCCTGGTTCGGACGCCCCGACTACTCCGGTAGATGGGTTCAAGCATCGTACTCAAAAGAAGACGCTGAAGCGTTCGCGTCTGGTGACAGCATGAAGGATGAATGGAGGTGGGATGGAGAAGACGCAAAGTCCATTTCTCTTTCATGGATGATGTCTTGGGCGCGTAAAAATGGACGCGCTGGGGTAGCCGTAAAATCCTTCGTTGACGGAAACTGGGTCACCGTCAAGAAATACCACGCGAATGAACCCCTTCCCGAGGATATTCGATGAGCGCTACCAAGATCGAAATTGAGTCAGGCATAACCCAAACTGCGGAAGGCTAATTCTGCCGATAGCTTTTTGGTTAGGAGGGAGATAGGGTGAGTAGTAAATCTGAAATTAGGCCTACTGAATGGTGGATGCACGCATGCGTTTCCGTGTTTTGCTTGTACGGGGCATTCATGAGCGGACGCCACGGAGATTGGCCGCTGGGGCTGTTGTGTCTAATATTTTCTGGCCTTAACTCGTGGCGAGCCATCGTTAAAAGCAGGAGGTTGAAGTGAACGGCAGAACAGGGTCATTCCCTGGAGGTATCCAAGCAAGGGGAAAGAGGTAAAATTAAGGGGTTCGGACCGGGGGGCGTAGAAGCGCTGCCCCGATCCTGACCACAAAAGAACCGATAGGAGGGTTCGATAATGGCCAGACACACTATACTTGTTGCTGGTGCCCGTTTTGGGAAACTTATTTTGACTGGTGAGAACTTCACAAAATACTCAGCCAAAAGCCAGCATAAATTCTTCTTAGCTACCTGCGAATGCGGAAAACAGAAATGGATCAGTGGCAGTAGCCTGCTAGCCGGTGACACCATTTCTTGCGGATGATGCTCCATGCTCGGCAACAAAAAGGCCTCCCGCCACGGCAGGGCAGGCACTCGTATCTACAGTATATGGGCTGATATGTGTAAGCGTTGCAATAATCCAAAGTGCAAGTCGTACCGATTTTATGGCGGGAAAGGCGTAAGTGTTTGCAGTGAGTGGAAGTTAAGCCCCGATGCTTTCATGACGTGGGCCGATGCAAATGGATACGCAGAGCATTTGACGATCGACCGAATCAACACGGATGGCAACTATGAACCTTTAAACTGTAGGTGGGTTACCATGGACGTGCAGCACGCCAACAAAAGGAATAACCGAAACATCGAAGCATTCGGGGAGACCAAGCACTTGAACGCTTGGTCTCGTGACCCTAGATGCGAGGTGAAGCCATCAACGTTCCTGATGAGAATCCATAGAGGAAGGGATGTAGAGTCCGCGATGAAGCGTTAGCCTCCAATGACCTTACCCGCGATAAGATTCTGGAAGAAGATCATCCATGATGCAAATTCGCTGCCAATAAATGCTTGACCGTAGGCCGAGGGGTGAATGCTGTCCGTTCCGAACCAAGGAGAGGTCGTGAACGTTGGGTTACCGATGCTCACCCAGTTTGAGAAGGGATCGTCGGACCCTCCATAGTAGACATTCGCGTTTGTATTCGATAGAGTCTGCAATGAAGATCTATAAGTTTGCAATAAATAGTTTTGCGCTTGGGTCGCGGCGGGTCGGAAAATGGGCGCACGAAGAAGTATTGGTCCAAGAAACCCATCGGACCTAACGCCAGTTATGATGGCCTGCACGTTGCTCTGGTAAGTCGCTGCCGACGTCCCTCCAGTCGTGGCATCATTACTTCCAACGGCAATGATTAAAACGGAGTGAGCCCAGTTTGAGGGATCGAGAGATTGAATGGCGTTCTCTGCGTTCTTGAGTAACCACAAATTATTAGAGTCAACACCGTGTGGCTCCCAATTTCTTGAGGTCGCGCCAATGACCGCGCAGTCGCTTACTAGGAAATTCCTCCACCCGTAGCGTGACATTAGCGCCTGTTGCATGTGGAACATAGCGCCCCCGCTTGGCTGAACAGTGATGACTGCGCCACCGCCTCCAGACGAAGAATTCACTGTGCATGTCGGCAGAGAAGACTCGCTTAGATTTCCAAACCCTGGGTTAGTAAACCAAGCGTTCGTGATAACGCCACCCGTAACAGTACATGCTGCGGTCGCACCGGGGATGCCATTTATGGTCAAGGTTGTGGTGCCTTGTGAGTACCCAGAACCAGCAGATACGATGGTCAAGTAGCCTCCCCAGACGAAGGGGCCTCCGACATGACAATTGAGGATCGAATCTCCAACTCCCCACACGGAGAATAAGGGGACTGCATTATTCCCATTCTCAACGGCGGTTTGCTGGCTAATGCCCACTTGTGAATCATTGTCAATGAAGCGCCATGTGTAAAACGCGCACCCCGGCAAAGGCGACGAATCCACGTACGGCGTAGGCGCAACCCCCGCCGTAATCCCCATCTGGTCGTAAACCTTCGTAGCCCCAGGATCGGTCGTAGGGTCAGGTGCTCCGGTCGTTCCACTGTTCGAATTGGTAGACCGCCAAAGCTGAGCTTCATACGGGCCATTCAAAAACGTAGGTGCGGCAACAACCGAGATAGAGTTAGTAAGCGATGCCGCCGCCTGACTCGTGACCATAGGCTGACATACTATTACAAATGAATTAGTGCCATCTGTCAGTGTTAGGGTGCCTCCCGTTGAGCCCGAACTTAGGGTCACCGTCGCCGCAGTTGAGCTAGAAACCAACTGAGACGTAATACTCGCCCCGGTTGTCGTTCCGCTGTTCGTGATGGAAAACTGGGTTGTGCTTGCGGGCGTCCATGTTGTGCCGTTTCCCGCAAGACTCACTACAACGCCAGTGTTATTCAGCGTCACCGAAGGAGGGGTAGCGACGACAGGATTCGAGAAGCTCTCTGCCTCCAAGATAGGCGTTGCCGAGTTCTCCCAACCACACTGCCCTCCAGTGCTCGCCAGAGTCGCGTCAGAGCCCGTTAAAGGGGTAGCCCCGTTGGTTCCACCTACGATGAAACAGTTCGCGTAGGGTGTTCCTTGTTGGTAGAGCGTATAGTCAAAGAGGGTCGCGTAAATCGAGGTTGTGGACGTGCCGATTGCGGCCGCGTCCACGAT